TAAATATAGACGATTACTTGCATAGTTTAAAATGCCTTGAGAGGCTCATAGATGCGTTTTAAGAGCATTATGGGGTGTTTTGGAACTACCACACACGGAGGTCTGAGATATGAGCATAGAGAGAATTGTGGATAACTTATCTATATATATTTGGTTATATGGTTTATTATTATATATTACGTGCGTGTGTGCGTGTTTCTTTCTATGGAGGAAAATCCTCTGCCCGAATTTTTTAAAATTATTTTTGGATATTAAAAAAAGTCTTTGTAGATTGCAGTCAAATAAAATTACATACTCAGTCCCCTCTTCGGAGGGGTTGGGTACAAACAAAAAAACTAAACAGAAAAGAAAATGAAATTACATGAATTAAAATCGGTAGGCAGTTGGTTAGACCTTGACAATGGTGTGGTATATCCATCATATGCAAATGGTAGTGTTGACTTGGATTGTCCTACCTCTCTAAAGTATGATGTACTTTCTGAGGAATGGTATAGTAAATTAAGTGATTTAGACCACAAAGCAATTTACGACTTTTTACCTATCATATTTAAAACTAAATAAAAAGAAATAATGGTAAAGTACTTAGTTATACATAATGGCTCACACCATTTTAAGTTAATAGATGCCAATAAAGATACTTACTTTGTTCCGTTTTGGGGAGAAGATGGTTACCACAAGTGGTTGGGTAACTATGTACCTACAGATGACGAGGTTAAGATGGGCATGATGGAACGTCACGACTCTTGCTTTTCAAAGTTCGTGGAGGAAGTCCACAACATTAAATTTTAAATAAAAAAGAGTCGTTAACATTTTTTTACAAATCAATTCACATTTTATTACTATATTTGTGAAAACAACATTAGAAAACATGAAGGAAATATCAATGAGTACATATCAAGAGATGCGTAATGAAGCGTGGGATATGGCAGTAAAAAACAATTTGGTCGAAGATACGAATGAAAATTGGGAGGACTTTGACGAGTCTTACTACGACTATCTTCTTTGGGAAAAAGGCTACACGATAGTCGATTAAATAATTTTAGATAAAAAGAAATGAGTTACAAGGTCTTTGAAGCACTAATGATATTAGGTATAATTGCTTTGGGTGGAATGTTTTTACTTAGTTTTATTTTGCTTTAACATTTCTTAACAAACACCCATCGGAATAATTTGTATATTTACATCAGAAAAAAAACAACAGAAAAAATGGAAAACTTAAAACTGATAACAGAAGGATTAGGGGAATTGAATATGAACCTATTTACATCGTCTGAGATAGACGATATGAATGACCGACTAAGACAAGGTCATACAATGGAAATGGCTAATCAAAGGATTAGTGATAAGATATGGGACGAGCGTATATCCCTTAACGATTGGGCAAAAGATACGTTCACAGACATTTTCAAAGAGTTAATTTTTGATATCTTAGGATGTGTTGCTGATGGTTCTTCAGATGACAAGAGGTTCTTGATAGAAACTGATTACAGATACAAATACATGGAGGTTACATTTACGTGTGGTAAAGACCCAATGTGGCACTCTGATTTAACTATTGTACTGCGTACTCCTCACAAAGGCACTAGTTTTGAGGGTGCTAAACCTTTGTTCGAAGTGAAAATGGATTTACCTAAATTAAGTTCGAGCAAAGACGATAGAAAGTTTTTTGATTACGATGATAACATAGAGTTCTTAGAATCAAGAATAAAAGTATTCGAGTTCATTCGCAGTAAGAAAAGCGAAATAGATAGTTTTTTATTTGATTTAAAAATTCAGTACAATCATTTTATTGCGTGTAAGGGAACTCTTTCTAAGTACAAAGTAGATATTCCAAGCGAGTTTAGTAGTAGTGCTGAGGCAATGGTAAGAAATGCATTGATGGAAAAGTTCCAAGAAGGTCACGAGATATTTGTACCTACTCAGTTAGGTACTGATAAGTATTTTGGATTGGAAGCAAGGGATTGGCGTATAAGTGGAGGTCATTCTTTTAAATTACTTAAAACGAATAAGCGAGATGGCGATATCAAAAGTTATCGCATAGAGATAACTGATGGCGAGTTAAAGGGTAGAGATATGTTAATCGAATCATATGCTATATACTATCTATTTGATAAGATATCTAAAGAAGATGCAGTGACTATCGAAGCAGAGCATATCGAAGAGAATTTTAGTTAATTTGTTTTTTCTGTGTTTTGCCCCACCTGTAGTGGGTGGGGTTTTTAACACATCTTAACAGAATAATTCACATTTTATTAGTATATTTGTTAAAACAAAGTTAGAAAATATGGGATACGTAGCAAACTACACAAAAGAAAGCATTGATTACCGAGAGGATTTAGCACTACTAAGAGTGATTGGTGTGCCACTAAGGTATAACGAAGATAAGGGTTGGGAATGCATTATTGAGGATTCTGAATTTACTTATGATTTAAGCCATACTACAGATGACAAATGGCAGTCAGTAGATTCACTCTATAGGTCTTGGAGATGTGTCTTCTTTATTGCAAGAAAAGTATGCAGTTCCGTAGCAAGTGCAACACACATAATATCTTCGTTAAAAGATTCCTTAGCAGAAGCCTTACTGCATCACGATGAAATTATGGTAATGGATTATGCCAAACGTATTGCAAAGGAGTCATCACAAGTGACAGATGCAATTGTTCTACGTGAACGATTGATGCACTATTACGAATTTGATTTAGGTAATAATCTAATTTCAGAGGAAGAGTTGGAAGAGTTAATTAAATTGTACTTGACAGATGATGCCGAGAGGATTGCATTCCTTGATAGTTACATAGAGTATTTAAAAGAGATAAACGCTTAAAGATGCAGAGTAACGAATATGTAATTTACGACAGAGCAAACGATAGAATGCTACGTTTTGAGGAGAGTGGAGAGGTAATCATCTTTGGCAACAAGCAAGAAGCAATTGATGACTTGTACGGAAACGAAGAGGTTGTAGCGATTGCAGACTTGTCAAACGATAATAAACAAATTATTTTAAAACAAATTCAAGATGAAAGAAAATAAACTAATAGCAGACTTTATGGGAGTGGAATACAAATCCGATGAAGAATACTTAAAAAATTTGGAAGAAATGCGATTGCATGGTATCGGCTACGAGCAAGGATATATGGAGAGCCAACTCAACTATCACGAGTCTTGGGATTGGTTAATGCCCGTAGTAGGTAAAATAACACGAGATGAAAAGTATCGGGAGAACGAATACCGAGAGTATCTAATGGATATTATTCCTTACGCACACATAGAAGATGTCTACGATGCAGTAGTAGGATTTATTAAAAATTATGTATCTTTAGAGAAAGAATAGAGATGAATATATTTGTACTACACAAAGACCCAATTGTATCTGCAAGGATGCATTGCGACAAGCACGTACCTAAGATGGTCGTGGAGTTATATCAGCAGATAGGCTCTGCCTTGCGTAGGTATGGTGCAACAGACGATGTTATGCCAACAACCAAAGGTGGTACACCATTGAAAGGTGGCTACCACAATCATCCTTGTACACGATGGGTAGGAGATAGCCGAGATAATTTTAGATGGGCAGTACAACATGGGTTAGCGTTGTGCGAAGAGTTTAAACTTAGATACAATAAACCTCACTATTGTGAGGATGGTATCCGTATGATGGGAGAGTTGGCAGACTTGATTCCTCAAGGGGAGTTGACTGACTTTGCTCAAGCGATGCCCAATGAATGTAGACAACCTAACGTAGTTCTTGCGTATCGTATTTACTACAAAGTAGATAAGTCACGCTTTGCTAAGTGGGAGAGAGGAAGAGAAGCACCAAGTTGGTGGTAATGTTAATTTTAAATAAAAAGAAATGACTGATAAGTTAATTAGTTCTCTATGGGAAGAGATAGAGAGGGAAGGATATCACAAGAAAGATATATTAGGTAAATCACGTAAGCGTGAAATAGTAGATGTTCGTATTGCTTTATCGCAAATACTTTACCATAGATTAGGGTTTACTCAAATGCAAATTGCAGAAGTTCTTAAACGTGGGGAACACTCTTTAATAAATCACTACGTCAACCATATGGATGACCGAGATAATTTCGAGTATAAGTGGATAACAAAATCACTTAATAGAGTTGTAAACAAGTACGAGGAACACGTTAACAAATTTGAGTACTCTTGATGAAAGTTTTAAGATTTCTTAACAATTTGGTAACATTAAAAGTATTAACTTAGAGTAAAATTAGAAACAATGGGATTAGATATGTATTTTTCAAGACGTACTTACGTCAGTAAATTTAAAGACACTAGAGATAGTGATGGTAGATGGGGTGAGCGAGATGTCAACAACATGGAACTTAAAATTGATGATGCTGACCTTTCACACGTAAACCTAAAGAATGTTCGGTATATCGAAGAACTCTTCGGAGAGTTTAGAAAGTTCAATGCTCTTCACTCATACGTAGTAGACAACTTTGGTGGGGGTGTAGATGAATGTCAAGTTATCTACTTAGATATAGATGACCTAATACAGATACACGAAGCATTATCTTTAGTTAAAGAGAGTCTTAGTATTGGGGACAAGGTTATCGCAGGTCAAACGCTACCACCAAAAGAAGGTTTCTTCTTTGGTAGTACTGATATAGATGAGTGGTATGAGAGAGATGTGAAGGAAGCAGTTGAGGTGTTCGGTAAGATTATCGAAGAGCATTCGATTGTTGGTCACAATGCAAGTTATTCATATCAAGCAAGTTGGTAACAATGAGTAAAAAACTTAAAACAGAGCAAGTAAAATTGCAGTTAGAGATGCAGTCCAAAGGACTTAACATCGTATCGTGTGGTAATTGTGGTACTATCTTGATTCATAGAATGGGTGCAGAGCATATCGTATGTCACGATTGTGGGGAGCATATGGCTTTGAGTGATTGTCCCGACTTGTATTACGAGGGGATGCCCGATTCCTTGCCTTTGGAAGAGCCAAAGGAAGAGGTGCGTATCCAAGAAGATGCTATAGATACTTGGAGGAATAGTAATCCAAGTGATGAGTTCATATTTTTTCAATAAATTTAAATAAAAAGATTATGCCGAATTGGTGTTGGAATAGTTTAGAAGTGTGTGGGACTAAAGAACATATGTCTGAGTTCTACAGAATAATTGACTTGAGTGGTGGTAACTTTTGTATGGAAAGTTTTATGCCTACTCCAAGAAAACAGACAGACAAGGGTGGAGAAGAACTAAGAGATGATTGGTACGAATGGAGAGTATCTCATTGGGGTACTAAGTGGGACGTAGATTCTGTAAGTAGTTATGAGAGTGCAAGAGATGATGATTACTATCGAATAGCTTATGATACGGCTTGGTCACCTAATGTAGAGTTTATTTTATCTATCTCTAAAACATTTCCTAACCTATCTTTTACTTTGGAGTATGAGGAAAGTGGTTGCCAAATCGCAGGAGAGGTTAAGATACAGAACGGAGAAGAGTTAGAACACACGCCTCACCCTTACTATAACGTATGGTTCAAGTTATTGGAAGATAATAAGTTTGAGTTTGTAGAGATAACGATGGCTGACAATGGTAGTGGGGATATGCTGTATGATGATAATTATGAATGCTGTACTGACTTGGCTGATAGGTTATCCGAAGCAATAGGAAACGTCACCTATGTAGATGAATTGCAAAGGTGTGGAGAAATAATTAACGAAGATGATTTGGATAAGTCACTAAATAGTCTTTAATTTGTAAAAAGTTTAAAAAGGAAAGTAATGGAAACACACGTAGATTTAATTAAAGATGTAATCAAAGTAGTAAACAATACTCCTAACGATGCAGTATTGGGAAACAAGGTAAGGGATATCATAAGTAACTATGGCAAGACTTGTGACTTTAGTAGAAAATCCTATGGAGAGTCATTTGAATTATTCATTGATAGCGTATGGTACAATTGGGAATCAAACAGATGGATGCTATTTGGAGAGAAGTTGGGATGGCGAACAGGAGTCATCAGTCCCTCTGAGAACGATAGTATGTTAGGTTGTTTTACTATTTCAGATGAACACGACAATCCTATTTGGTATTGTGAGATAGTTGGGGGAGGGGATGTAGTACCTACACTATACTACAATCCTTACTACCGAACATTGGATGGTACAGAACATCAGTTTGATTCTTCAACTTCTTTTTGGACTGATATCCAAAGTACGAAGAATGATTTAATTGAAATTGATATGTTTGTGAAAGAAGCAAACAAGCGTTTAAAAGATTGTAAGTAATGGGAGATTTTTTAGATTTTAACGAGGACTTCAGACTCAACATTGACCCTATCAAGTTCAGTATTACGACTTGTACTAAGATATGTGATGCTCTAGATAATGATGACGATAGTTGTCTTATCGCAAATCATACGCAAGAACACGCTGACGAGATTATGGAGATAGATGTTGTAGCACAGAAAGAAGAATACTTAGAAATACTTGAACTCAATTTAGGTAGAATAGAAGAAGAGGAAGAGTATGAGTTATGTGGTCGAGTTATTAAATGGATAAATAAATTAAAAGAAGATGGCAAAAATTAAGTACGGAAGCGAAGCGTTGGTTACACCTAAAAGAAAGCGTAAAGGTGTACACGCCAAGAGTAAGAACTCTAAGCACAAAGGTGCAAAGCATTACGCTAAGAAATACAGAGGTCAAGGGAAATGAAACCATTAGGTAAAATAACGAAGTCGGCAATGGTAAAAAGACTGATGGACTTATTACCTAAAGAGTTAGCCGTAGAGGAAGACTTGTATGACCGAGATAATGAAGCACTAAGCGATATGTATCTCATTACTACAGGTCAAATGTTTGAGGTCATAGATGATTGATGATATGCTCCCTTAGCTCAATTGGATAGAGCAATTCACTTCTAATGAATAGGTTAAAGGTTCGAGTCCTTTAGGGAGTACTAAATTTATATTATGGAAAAGTTGATTACTTTATTTATATTTGTTGTGTTGTCTTTCAGCACGTATGCACAAGACCAAGTACCTATCGAGTATTTGGTAGATGCAATCATTCACGTAGAATCACGAGGGGACTCGACTGCGATTGGAGATGGTGGCAGAGCAGTAGGTGTACTACAAATACATCCTATCATGGTTCGTGAAGTGAATAGGATATTGGAGAAGAATGGTAGTGATGTTCGTTATACCTATAATGATAGATATAGCGTAGAGAAGTCTAAAGAGATGTTCTATGTATGGAAAGAATACTATCACCCAAATTCTTCATATGAGAAGATAGCGAGGTGCTGGAATGGTGGGACGAATGGGCATATGTTTTATTGTACCAATCGTTATTGGAGAAAAGTAAGTGACCGATTGGAAACTTTAGTAATGGTAGATTAAATTAAATAAAATGGCAGATAAATTATTTGTAAGAAGGTGTGAGAAATTCACACAATGGACTGCGACACAACCCATAGAGGTTGATGTTGAAAAGTTAAGAAAGTGTGAGCCTCCCTATGAGGGCAACACCGAGCAAGAACTATTCGATTACTTAAATGAAAACATTTGGGAAGATTGGGATGGAGAGTTTGTAAACAATGACCATAACAAAGAAGTGTATGGCGAAGGTTTAGAAGACTTAGCATTAGAAGATGGATACCACGATACGGAGGTATATTCTGATTCGAGAGAAAAGTTTGGCGATTCGTGGATGGAACTTGGTGTTCCAAACGAAGAGTACAGACGAACAGGTGGATTTGAAATGTATGTTAGCGATGGAGAATAAAAAAGACCCCACATTATACGCAGATGGATTTGACAAAGCCATCATTGGATTTGCAGAAGAATGGATAGAAGTACCAAGAGTTATTTACTCTAAGGCAAAAATGCAAGATATCTTAATAGAAGAAGGTATGAGCGTAGAGGAAGCACTCGAATACTTAGAATTCAATGTGTGGGGAGCATATGTAGGTGAAGGTACTCCCATCTACGCTAATGACCTTTCGGGGACTACAAGGCAAGAAGTCGAATACGTACTTGACTTGTATGCAGGAGGTGATGGTGGGGACAACGCTCCTGTGTGGGCTTTACCCTCTGAGGACTCCCCACAACTTAGTGAGAGCGACTCCGATGGCGATACCACCGAGAAGGGGCATACCCTTGAAAAAAACGACTCCACCGAGAACGGCAGAAGCCGTTGTGATAAAGAGGTCTGATGTCAATACTGATTTAATTTTATCTGTAATTTTCATAGTGTTAATTTTAGAAGCGTTAAAATAGGTAAAAAAAAATTAATAAGCAAATTATTTACAATTGTAAAAAATGGAGAAAGGTAGATTACATACGTTAATTAAAAATAAAGTTCCTTGTATGGTGTGCTTTACAACGGACGATAGGTTTAGTGGATTTGGGATAAATCCTTCAGAAGAGTTTATTGTTTTTCATAAAAAACATACAAGATACGTACATAGTTCGCTAAAAGAAGAAGACCCTGAATTAAGGGGAGTGATTACTTTACCTATGAGTAAAGTAGATAAAAAGTTTTTTAAAAATAATATAAGTAAATTTAACAAGCAGTATGAAACAGCAAAATCAAAAATTTATGAAACAGGCTATGAGTCGTTTAAAGAGTTCTACGCCAACTACTCGATTCGTAAAACGAAAAGAGGGTAACTTCTTCCTAATCTACGACAACAAGAACAAAAGATTTATACCTAAAGAGTTCTACGCTCCTGGAGGTGGAGAAATAGGTTGTAATGTTTTCTTGCGTAAGTTAGAAGAGAATAGTAAATTAGCGTATCAAAAGTCAAAAAAAGTAAGCAATGGTTAAATATCAAGAAACAAGCAGAGAAGATTACAAAGAGTATTTAGTAATCACCAACGAGTACGAAGGCAGAGACTTAGGAGATGCTGAGGTAGGGTTTGTAACTAAGTTTGGTGAAGGGAAATGGGCGTTCAGAACTATCGACCCTTTCTTTACAGACGTTATGCCTACCGACAAGTTCAAGACGAGAAAGGAAGCAGTAGAGACTGCCCTATCATCGCTTAGAGCAATTGTACGTGAGTTCAAGAACAAGCAAGAGCCTCAAGAGATTGACTTATCTATGTTGCAAAGTCAGTATAGACGAGTCAACAACAACCGAAAAACTACAAGAGGTAGAAAGGTTCAGTACATCCAACGTGCAGAGCGTTTACCGAATGGCGAACTAAAGTATTTAAATTCTTACAAGAAAATACATCACGAGCGTGTATAGATACGAGTTTGCGAAAGCAAGACATGGACGAAACTTCAAGGTCAACTGCCCAAGTTGTGGAGGAATAAAACGATTTAATTTATTTTTCGACAAGAAGGAGGACAAATTGTGCGATTCTCAGTACGGAGTGTGTGATAGAGTCAACAAGTGTGGCTACGAGAACAGACCAAAAGGGCAAGTAATACTTAAAGAAGACGAAGTTAAGTATGTAGAAAAGCCTATGTCGGTGATGCCTTTGGATTTAGTTAAAAAATCATTGGCAACTTGCTACGCAAATACAGACCCTCTAACGGACTTTCTCCGTAAGCATTGGGGTGACAATCACTTGGCAGTTTTAATTGCCTACAACGTAGTCTCTGTGCCTTTCAATGGGGGTTTTGCCCCTATCTTTTGGTTCATTGACGAGTTTAAGAAGGTTAGGAGTGGAAAGATTATGAATTACCACATGGTAGATGGTGAACCTAAGAGAACAAAGTTTGATAAGACATATAAAAATATAAAATGGTTACATTCTAGAATGGATGATTTCAATTTTAGAATGTGTTCTTTTGGTTCCCATCTACTTCCACTCCGACCTAATGATGCCGTACATATAGTCGAGTCAGAGAAGACTGCTCTGATTATGGCTTGTGTGCGACCTCAACACATTTGGTTAGCGACATCTTCAGTAACTAACTTGCAAGAACATATTTTACCTAACTTAGAGGGTAGAGATGTGGTACTACATCCCGACAAAGGAGAACGGAGTTTTGGGTATTGGAAAATAAAAGCCAAAGAATTTTTAAATAAAAATTTGGTAAAGTCAATAAAAGTTTCTACATTTGTAGAAGAATCGGAATTCTTAGAAGAAGGAGACGATATAGCAGATTACATAATTAAAGCAGTAAAAAATGAGAGCAGTAAAGAAAATCAACCTAGAGAAAATTCTTTTTATCAGCATTGAAACAGTCCCACAAGAGACTGAGTTAGCCAAAGAAGGTCTTATGCATAATAGTTGGTCAGAGCGTGTAGATGACTCTGATTCCTACACAGAGACTGCACCTTTGTTTGCTGAGTTCGGAAAGATATTTTGTGTGTCACTTGGATACGTAAAGAATCACCACCTAAACATCAAGACTATTCAAGGTGACGAGAAGGAGATTCTTGAGACTACTTACAAAATGGTAGATGCATTCCGAAGAACTTGGGGCAGTCTTACCTTGTGTGGGCATTCTCTAAAAGGATTTGCTATTCCCTACGTTATGCGTAGGTCTGTCATCAACGACATCTCAGTACACGAGTTGTTTGATGTATCAGGACTGAAGCCTTGGGATATCAATTGGATTCTTGATATAAAAGATTTGTGGCAGGGTTCTTCTCCTGTGTCAGCACCTCTGTTGTCTCTTGCTCACGCATTTAATTTGGACTATGCAGAGAGTATTATTCTAGGTAAAGATGTTGCGAGTATGTACATCCACGAGGAGTACGAAGAGATTACTCACCGATGTGAAGTGAATGTTCGTATTTGTCACGACATCCTTAAAAGAATGGCGGGTATCAAGACTGATTGGAAAGATGAGATACTTGCAAATGCAGAACTTGGTACGTTAGAGAAGGCTTACAATGGCGTTGTATCAGTCAAAGATATCGGAGACCTAAAAGACAAATTAAGTTCAATGAATCTAGACCCCAAGGCAACTAAGGATATATTAGATACAATGTTCAAGGGGGACATTCCTAACGAACTAAATGGATTATTTTAAATAAAGTAAAATGATGAATGCAATAATTATTATAGTTTGTTTAACAATCATATTTGGTATATTCTACTACGCAGGTAAGACCATACCCGAAGGAGACTTCTTAGAGAATGATGATTTTAACCTAGATGACGAAGAATAAGATGAGTTTAGAATTACCTAAAAAGTACTCACGTGAGCAGTGGGAAAGAGGGGGCAGTCGTCCCGAACACGAGAAGTTTATTGGGATGCCTGTAACAAGTTGGTCACAAGTAGAATCTTGGACTGCCAAGAAAGGATTCAACACGGGTATGGCAGGTAACAAGGAGTATATGATTAGATACTTCTTAGGTGAGCGATTCCCTGATATGGGTTGGGGGCAGTTCGGTACTGAGGTAGAAGATTGTGTGACTCTTGGGCAATGTGAGCCATTCGATGATGAGGAGATGATTATCCTAAGAGATGTCAAGCCTTTGGGTATATTCCAAGATGAGATAGTTGTAGACTTTGGAGACTTTTGCCTTCTTGGTTATATTGATGACAGAACAGAAGAGAAGGATGGGATTGTAGAGATAGTCAGAGACTATAAGACTAAATCAAAAAGTTCTAAGGCTGACTTGCATGACCCAAAGAAACTACAATTAGAATTGTATATCTTAGGTCTTCAGCAGAGAGGTCTTGAGGTGAAGAGAGCCGAGTATCTCATTATAGAAAGACTTGGAGGTAGAGAGTGTATGAATGGTGGAGGAAGAGAGTCTCTTACTGTAGGTAATAACATTTGGAAAGAGAAATATCTATTCTCTCAGAAATCAATAGAAAGAGCAGAGTCTATTGTTAGAGAGACAGTCAAAGAGATATCGGACTATTACAAGATATTCAAAGCACTTAATGTTAAGTAAAAAAGATTATATTAACTTGTACCGAGGTACTCATGCAACACAACAAACTAAAGCACAGTTCTTGAATATGTGGTGTCAGCAAGAGGGCAAGAGTATGGATGAATTGGTTTGGGTTTTACAACACATACCAAATGCTTTCCATATTATCGCACAAAACTTGGATAATAAATATAAAGTTAGTATATTAGTGAACGATAACGGAGAAATTTTAAAAGTAGTATGAGCGAAAAAGCAAAACAAATTGTAGATAAAATAGTCAGTTGCAAAGATGAATTGTGTGCAGTTGACATTATAAAGGAAGTCATAGATAACTTACGTGTGTCTAAGAATTACGAAAGAATGGTGGAGGTAGAAGGAGGTATTCGGGAACTAGAAGGTGCTTTCGCAGAACTCCAAGAGGAGTTCCACAGAATGGAGTTACCTAGACAATATACTCTTGTACAAGAGACAAGAACGAGAGCCAACTTCATTTATCGTGAGTTGGTAGATAATTATGTTCACGAGGTCAATCGTGTGAAGATGCTTCTTGAGGAATCCAAGACAGTTGAAAGAGCAAAGGCTCTTGATTACTTAAAAAAGCATGAGGAGTACTCCAACATAGCCAAGTCATCTATGCGTGACTATCTTGGAGCATCTCCTAACTATGAAGAATGGATTAGAGATTATTCTATGGCATATGCAAATTATCAGTATTTGTCTAAAGTATTAGAAAGTGTTCGTATATTTACCGACACTTGTGCATCCGAGCTGAGGGGTCTCGGTGTGGTGGAGAAAACAGATGTAAAGTAAATTTTTAAAATCAGTATTATGACACATTATTTGAAAGTAAGTTTTAAGGATGGGAGTATTTATGAGACTTCCAAAGAACCTCAAGAGGGTTTTGAAAAGAATGAATGGAGCGTTGCAGGACGTTCAGGTGTTAACTACAAGAAGGTGTATCGTAAGCCTATATCAGGAGCATTAGTTTCTATTAAGCATCGAGACACTAACTTTGGGCAGACTCTTGCTGTAGTATTACGTAACGAGGATTACTTCCAAATCGAAGTTCCTTTAATGGATAGAGATGAGATTTCTCCTTTTGCTGAGAACATCATTCGTCAGTTACCTAATCTACAGAAAGGTATGGAGTATGATGTGACAGGATTTGTCTATCAACCCGAAGGTAGTAAGTATCAGTATCGTGGTCTTACTTTCCGTAAGGATGGCACAGAGAAAGTAGAGAAGGCACTTACATACCAAACTGCAAACAATCCCGATGGTGATATCCCACCAATCGAATGGAAAGAAAGTATGGGCAAGAAGAAGCCTAACTTTGAGAAGCGTAACGATTACTTGTATAACTTTATGAAGAAACAACTAAGTGAGAACTTTGGCGAATCTCAAGACGTACCCTCAACACCTGAACCACCAAAAGTAGAGGAGAAAAAACCAAATGTAGAAGATTTACCATTTTAATTTAGATTATGACTTTAGAAGAAATATACAAGCGTTACGCAATCCTTGAGCAGAAGCGCAGGGACATCGAGAAGGAGCAGTCTGAACTCAAGCAAAGATTGAGTGAAGATATGCCCGAAGAGGGTACGAAGTTCTATTATGGCTCGTACTCTTGGCAGAATCGAAAGAAGTGGTCTTACTCTGAAAAGGTAACTGAAATGGAGGCTGAGTTAAAGTCTCTAAAGAAGTTAGAAGAGAAGGAGGGGACTGCTACTTTCGAGGAGTCAAAATCAGTTGTGTACAGACACAACAAACCAGTAAGAGAGGAGTATCCTTTCTAATTACAATTGTTACAAATTTGGATATTCCGAATGTAATACCTATATTGGGGGGCATTAATACCCATCGAATTTTTCGGTGGGTTTTTTGTCTAAACTTTTTTAAAATTTAACTATGTATTTAAACTCTAAGGATTTAGGGAAGAGGTATTCTATTTTCCCATTGTCCCATACTGATTTGTGGGATTATTATAAAAAAGCAGAAAAGCAAACGTGGGTTGCCGAGGAGGTTGACTTGAGTTCTGATGACTTCGATGCGTTGTCAGAAGATGAAAAAAGTTACTTAAAAAACATCCTTGCATTCTTTGCTATCTCTGATGGTCTTGTGATAGACAACTTGGCTACCAACTTTATGAATGAAGTAGAGCTACTTGAAGCTCAGTATTTTTATGGGCATCAGACATTCATAGAACAGGTTCATGCCAATGGTTATTCACTCCTTATTGATACATACATCAAAGACAACCAAGAAAGAAACGATTTATTTAATTCAATGTCTACCAACCAAGCAGTAAAAGACAAGGCTTCTTGGGCAGAGAAGTGGATTGACCATCCATCATTCGCTCACCGACTTGTAGCATTTGCTTGTGTGGAAGGTATTGCTTTCTCCTCTGTATTCGCAGGAGTGTTTTGGTTTAGGTCACGTAACAAGATGAATGGCTTGGGTTCTATGAACGAATTAATCCTTAGAGATGAATCCTTGCATTATGAGTTTGCTCAGTACCTATACAACAACTACATCAAGGATGAGTACAAAATTCCTACTCACGAAATTCAGAAAATCATTCTTGAGTGTTTCGATGTAGAGCAGAAGTTTGTTTTAGATAGTATGCCTAATGGCTTACAAGGTCTTACAAAGGAAGAGATGCTGGAGTACGTTAAATACGTTACTGATATCGTCTTAGAAGACTTCGGATGTGGTAAGTATTTCAATGTTAGAAACCCACTTGACTATATGGCTCGTATTGGGTTGTCAGCGAAAAACAATTTCTTTGAACAAAGAACAGGTCAGTACACTAGAGTAGATATCCCTACTACTACTGAAGGTATGTTCACAGACGAGTTTTAAGATGAGAATTACCAAGAGAGACGGAAGTAGTCAACATTTTCTTCCTAACAAAATTTTAACTAGAATTAAGAATCGCTCTCAAGGTTTGAAGGTTGATGCTCACGAACTTTTTCAGAAGGTTATCCCATCTATCAAGGATGGGATGACCACTACTGATATCGATGAGCTTATCGCATTTACTTCAGCCGATATGGTGACTACGCATCCTGACTATAGTTTGCTAGGAGGTAGACTGCTACTAAGTAGATTATCTAAATTAATTGATAAGCCTCTTCAACCTGTTGATGAGACATACGATTTCTTTGGTGCTATTACTTTCTTGAAGAAGTATTCTAAGAAGGTTGATGGTTCTCCATCGGAGTTACCCTCTTGTATGTACGAGAGAGTGGCTAAACACTTGGCAAAAGATAAGAAGGAATATAAATTATTTGCAGACGAGCTGAAGACTAAACGAATCAACTGTGCTACACCTATCTATACCAATGCAGGTATCGAAGGCAGAAACGGAATGATATCGTGTAACCTCACTCACTTGCAAGAAGATAGCATTGATGGCATCGAAAACACTTTAACTAAAATAGCTTACGCTTCGAAGGAAGGTGCAGGTATCGGTCTTATGATAGATAACTTGAGAAGTAAGAAATCAGATGTGACTTCTTTTAGTGCAAAGGCAGGAGGGATTGTACGTTTCGCTGATATGGTTCAGTCCAAGATGCGTTTCTACAAGCAAGGTACTCGTTCAGGCTCTTGTGCGTTATACCTATCGGTTTGGCACAGAGACATTATGGACTTCTTGGAACTTACTCTTCCCGTAGGACAAGAAGAACTTAGAACAAGAGACTTATTCTTGTCTGTAACTATTAACGATTTATTTATGAATAAATTGTTGAGCAATGAACCTTGGCATCTGTTCTGCCCTAAAGTGTTGAAAGACAACGGGTTACGTCCTCTTGAAGACCTTTGGGGTGAGGAGTTTGAAGCAGAATATCAGAAGGCAGTTGACCTTGGTATTGGTCACGAAATATCACCTAAGAAAATTTGGGACTCAATAATCAAGTCTCAAGTGGAGTCAGGTAGACCTTATGTGTTCTTTAAGGACAATGCTAACAGAAAGAATATGCAGAGTAATATCGGTGTAATTAAACAAAGTAATTTATGCATCGAAATTATGGAAGCATCAAAGCCTTCGTACACACCACAATGTACCCTTGGCTCAATTAACTTGTCTGAGCATGAGAGTGAGAAGACTATCAAGCACAGTGTCAAGGTTCTAACTAGAATGCTTAACCGAGTCATAGACAAGAATAAGTGGTCTGATGATTGGAGCAAGAATGCAGGAGAAGACCAAAGAGCGTTGGCTATTGGTGTGGCAGGGATGGCAGACTTCTTCGCAAAGAAGAAAATTAGTTTTGAGTCAGAGGAAGCCGTTGATTGGCAACACAAGATATTCGGAACTATGTATGAGTCTGCTGTAGAAGAAAGTCAGAAGATGGCTGAGGAAGAAGGTGTGTATCCTGCTTGGGAAGGGAGTCCTTACAGTAAAGGAATTATGTACACAAGTAAAGTAACAGGCAGAGTGTTAGCTCCTTCCCAGAGAGAGCCTATTAAAGTTCGGAACTCTCTATTCTTAGGGCTTATGCCTACGGCAAGTTCTTCTATCTTACTTGGAGTGTTCGAAAGTTTCGAACCTGTGACAAGTAACTTGTTCACAAGAAGAGTTGGTCAAGGCGAGTTTACTGTAATTAACAAGTATCTTGTAAGTGAGTTAGATGATTTAAAATTATGGAATCAAGAGATGATGGATAAGATTATTGCCAATGGCGGTTCTATCCAAAACATCGTAGAGATACCTGAAGATGTGAGATACCGATACAAAGATGTGTGGGAGATATCACAGAAGACTCTGCTTGATTTAGCATCTATTAGAAATATGTATGTAGACCAAAGTCAATCAATGAATGTATATCACAAGGATGCAAAGTATTCTAAGATATCAAGTGCATTGATGTATGCTTGGAAAAAAAGATTGAAGACAGGGGTTTATTACACTAGAACCAAGTCAAAAATTGAAAATAATGCTAAATTAGCAGGAGTAAGTAAAGAAAAACCAAAAGACTCTCAGTTTGAGTGCTTTGGATGTAGTAGTTAAAAGCAACAAATATGGCTTATATAGAATCAAGTTTCCCACCTATTGATGTGTGGGTAAGAAGAGAATACTTATATGACATGGAAGAACATCACGGAGAGTTTGACAGAGGTCGCATGGTGTCTGTTAAATGTTTAACTGGGCAAGTTCCTCTATTTCAAGTGTTACTAGAAAATGGCGTAATGAGAGACAAGCTACCTTGTTCTGCTTTCGTGGTGTTTGACAGAGAGATAGACCCTACTGAAGCTCCTGCTATGGCGTTTGACCACTTATGCCTTTGGAACTCTTTCAGTAAGAACTTCTCAATAGTGCAACTTAACTATTTGGGTAGTGTAACTGCATCGGCTTTTTTAAAAGATAAAAAGTGGTATGATGGTGAGTACTTTGCTACCATACAATGGGCAGGAGACACTAATGAAAACGCAGACCTTACGTTGAGTGAAACACCTCACGAACATAAGTCTCATCATATTATACTTTTACACAATGGTAATATCGCATTACAACCTAACAATAGAGTAAGATGGATAGAGCCTTCTTTTACCACTAAGGAGTTCCCTGCAAGACCTGACTATAAAGTATGTACTCAAACTTTCAATGCTGAGGGATACGAGAAGTGGGTAACAGAAGACAGCGATAGATATATGTATGGTACAGAAGAAGTAAAAGATGAAATGGGTGATTAGTGTGGTAGTATTTCACATCTGTTGCTTTGTTGCTATGATGTTGGGACATTTAATTAAAAGAAAATAAATAATATGGAAAAAAGTGCTTTTTATACACCATTGATGGAGGGGCTTACGATTAGAGAGTCACATATACATGGTCTTGGTTTATTTGCTACAAAGCCTATCAAAGCTAAGACGGTTTTAGGCGTTTCACATAAATTTGATGAAAGGTTTCAAAACAACTATATTAGGACTCCACTAGGAGGCTTTATTAATCATAGCGATGAACCTAACTTAGTTCTTATAGATAATGAAGCAGAGGGACTGTTAAAAGACCTTAAGTATGTCAGAACTATTAGGGATATACAAGCAGGAGAAGAACTTACTTTAAAATACACACTATACAATGTTTGTGGAGGCACAGACTTTGATACCAAAGGTGCGTGTGTAGATATGATATAATGGAGCGTAAGTTATATCCTTGTAAAGAATGTGGTGCAAAAGTACCTGTCAGAAGTAAAGGCTTATGCTCTCCTTGTAGAGAGATGCAAAGAAGAAGTCAAGGAGAAGAAACTATGTTGACTAGAAAGACACCAATCAAAAAATCATTTAAAGTAGACCAGGAGCGTAAAGAAAAATTAAGTAAATTCTTTGAGGCTCACGTAAACTTTCTCAAGAGTAATCCTTTTTGTTTCGAAACAGGTGAGCGTATTTATGACCCATCTCGTCTGAATATAGCTCATCTGTTTCCAAAAAGAAAGTATCACTCTGTAGAGGACCACAGCAGTAATGTTGTGTACCTATCTTGGGATGCACATACACGTTTTGATAGGCTTGTGGATACTAACAATTTTGATAGATTGCAAAAAGAGTTTCCAAAAAGTTTTGAAAGAATGAAAAAAGTGTTACCTTTGGTAGAAGAAAAAGGATTATTAAAAACTAAATTAGAAGAATGGCTTTCACATTACGACCATACCAACAACAAGCAGTAGATGCTTGTATAGATTTTATACAAAACAGCACAGCAAAGAATGGACTAGTAGTCGCACCAACGGCTGCGGGAAAGAGTTTGATTGTTGCTAACGTAGCAAGAGCATTGGGGGAGAAAGTTTTGTGTCTTCAACCTTCAAAGGAATTACTAGAGCAAAACTATGCTAAGTACGTATCTTACGGAGAGGAGGCAAGTTTATTCTCTGCATCTGTTGGAGTGAAGGAGATAGGTTCTGTGACTTTTGCAACCCCTCGAAGTGTATTTAATTCCCTAGAGGAGTTCCAAGAAGCAGGAGTTAATTATATCATTGTAGATGAGTGTCACTTACAAACGAAGGTCAATTCACAAATGCACAGAGCGATAAAAGCACTTAGACCTCGCAAAGTAATTGGATTAACTGCAACTCCTATATTCCTAACCAGTTATATGGGGCAGTCTGTGTTACGTATGATGAATAGAACTGCAAAGTCTTTCTTCAGAAAGATTATACACATAACTCAAATACAAGACCTTGTAGAAAAAAGGTTTTGGAGTCCATTGGTATATGAGAATAGATTCGTTGATGACTCTATGTTAGTTCTAAATAGTAATGGTTCTGATTATACAAACAATTCCTTACTACGTATGTACGAGGAGAACAATACCAAAGCAAACATTATAAGTGAAGTAGAGCGATTGGTAGATGAGGGTAGGAAATCTATATTGGCTTTTGTCCCTTCTATCGAAGCTGCTGAGGAGTTAGCAGAGTTAGTACCTAATAGTGCTTCTGTAAACAGCAAAACTCCTAAGAGACAACGTAATAAGATTATCGAAGGGTTTAAAGATGGCTCTATCAGAGTGGTATTCAATGTACTTGTATTATCTGTAGGATTTGACCATCCTGAGTTAGATGCTATCATCCACGCTAGAGCTACTAATTCGATGGCTATATACTACCAAACCTTGGGTAGAGGGGTGCGTATCGCTCCCAACAAAAAGGATTGTAAGATAATAGACTTAGCAGGTAACTCTTTGAAATTTGGTAAGATAGAAGAACTTAACTTTGAAGATATTGATGGGTATGGGTGGGGTATGTTTGCAAAAGAAAGACTTGTTACGGGTATCCCTATGTCTGAAGGGTTGTACACCGATAAGGAGTTTCTACGATATAAAAAACAATCTAAAAGGTCTGACTTTAACTTGATGTTTGGTTTCGGTAAATACAAAGGAGAGCCAGTAGAACAAGTTTGGTATAAAGATAAAAATTATGTAATGTGGGTTACCTCAGATAAATTTGAGCCAAGTACCCCCAGCGCAAAGGCATTTAAAAGTGGTGTTTGCGAATTTGTTAATATAAAATTATTTGCGTAATGTCAAGTAAAAAATTTGAAGTAAAAGACTGCTGTCTTTACATATATGGGAAAGAGGTTAGATGTGAAGATGACCTAGTTAGATTAGCAGGACTGTTAGCTACAGGTTCAGTTCCTGACTACATCGATGTGTATGATTTGGAAGATGATGAGTTATTACAGCTAGAAGAAGTTCTAAGCAAGGAGATATTTTTTAAAGGGGATTGTTTGACCCCTGACGAGAATCCTGATGAATGAATTATATCATAACAAACAATCGTCCTTTCTTTGAGAAGATAGGAGCGTACAATTATTGCACCTTAGAAGATATGGTGCTACCTGATGTTATTGCGTTTGACTCGGAGACTACCTCCCTCAAACCTATAGACGGTCATATGTTCTCTGTGCAGATAGGTACAGGGAAGGACAACTATATTATAGACCTTCAACAATTAGGAGGAGAGATAACATTTGATGAGGTGGCTCCTTTCCTGGAAGGCAAGACATTGGTTGGTCACAACCTTACATTCGACCTTGGGTGGTTATACAAATATAACTTTGTACCTAAAAAAGTTTACGATACATTTATTGCAAGTAAAATACTTTACAACGGAAACGGTTTAATTACAAGACACGGTTTTGGTTTTGTGATGGAGCGTGAGTTGGGTATCAGCTATGATAAGAGTGAGCAAAAGAACATTGCTAAGACCCAATTGTCAAATCCAAAAGCTATTCGATATGCTTTCAATGACGTAGACAAAGTATTAGAATTAGTTAAAGTTTTAGGGGAAAGGTTGCGAGACAGAGGATGTGTACCAACATTCAAGCTACATTGTCGATATATCAGAGCTCTTGCCTATATGGAGCAGTGTGGTATCCCAATATCAGAAGCTAAATGGAAAGATAAAATTGAGCAAGACAAGATTGCTCTAGAAAAAGCTAAGGATGATGTGGTCAAATTTGTCTATGACGAGTTACCTAAATATAGGGACAGACAGATAGATATGTTTGATAGCTCTCCACGTATCATCCCCTTATTGTCGTCATCTCTACAAATGATTCCTATCTTTGAGGAGTTTGGTATTGATGTACAATCGGATGAGAACCCTGACAAGAAGACTCTACACAAGGATGTTCTTAGGAGAAGTAGCCACCCTTTCGTAGAGTTATGGTTAACATACAAACAAGCAGAGCATGATGTATCTACATACGGAGAAAACATTTTAAATAAAATTAAAGATGGCAGAATTTATACTGATTTTAATCCTGTGCTGGATACTGCTAGAATTTCTACTAGGCGTGGCGGGGTTAATATTCTTAATTTTCCAGCTAATAAGAGAACTAGGGATTGCTTTGTGGCTACACATGGATATAAAATGGTCGTGGCTGACTACGAAGGCCAAGAAAATGTGGTCGGTGCTGACCTCCACCAAGATGCAATGATGATATCCTCAATCAAGAATGGAGATGATTTACACTCTGCATTCGCAAGATTGATATTCCCTGAACTGCAAGAATTAACTGACGATGAAATTAAAAACAACCATAAAGATAAAAGGCAGTTCTCCAAAGCACCTCGCTTCTGTTTCTCGTATGGTGGGACAGGCTTTACAGCAGCTAAGAGTCTTAATATCGAGGTAAAGGAAGGGGAACGATTAGAACAGCTATACAAAGAACTACATCCTGGAGTATATACTTGGGGCAGAAAGAAACTGCAAGAATCCATTGAGAATGGGTGGGTAGAATCAGCAGATGGTTTTAAATTAGACCTTCCTTGGTTTGACCAATTCCTTGACCTTAAAAAATGGATGGATGCTACAGGAGAAGCTGATAAGAAGCTGTACAAGGCAGGTAAAGTAGAAGCTAACAAGAAAAAAGAGGCTGAAGAGAAAGGAGAGACATATACCGTAGTAAACAAAGAGGCATACAAGGTATATACAAAGATGAGACCTAAACTTTCTAAGTACTTTTCTTGGCAAGGAAAATACTTCAGGTTGGCCTTGAACAACCCTGTTCAAGCGACTTCAGCACATATGACAAAACGAGCCGCTTGTTTACTTTTTGATTATATAGTAGACAATGGACATTTTCGAAAGGTAAGAATATGTAATATACCCCATGATGAATTTGTTCTTGAGGTGGATGAAAGCCTAGTAGATGAGTATAAAAAAGTGCTTGAGGACTGCATGATTAAAGGTGGACAATACTATTTAACAAGTGGCTTAGTAGATATTAAGGCAGAGGCGAATATAGGAGACTCTTGGTACGAGGCAAAATAAAAGTATTTTGTAATAAATTTGGATAATTGATAAAATTGTAGTAACATTGTAATTATGAAAGAAGTACAAATAATAGTAAGAACTGATTCTGAGTTAAAAGAAAGAGTAAGAAAGGCGGCTGATAAGCTAGGACTTGATATGTCTTCCTATATTAGAATGGTTATAATAAAAGCAATGGAGCAAGACAATGGGAAAGTATCTGACAACTAAAGACTGGATTGAAAGGTTCAGAGATATGCATGGTGATAAGTTTTCTTATCCTGATGTAATTAAAGGTTCTAAAAATAGCATAAATGTTTTTTGTAATAAACATAATACTGAGTTTGAAACCTCTCCTCAATTACATTTAAGAAGTGTAAACACAGGCTGTAAAAAATGTTATGCCGATTACATAAAAGAAAGAGATAGTATAAAGCCTTTAGAAAAAATAAAACAGTTTAAAACAGTTCATGGGGGTAAATACACTTATCACCCCGAAACCATTACTCTCTCTCAAGAAGATATGAAAATTACTTGCCCCACCCACGGAGAGTTTTGGCAACAACCATTACACCATCAGAGGGGGCATGGTTGTCCTAAGTGTGGTTACTACTCTGCTTACAAGAAAGACAGATGGGTAGAAAAGAGCAATGAAAAAAACCCTAAATTATATATCTTAGAATTGAATAAAGATGAGGAGGTGTTCTACAAAATAGGCATAACAGGGGATACTTTGGAGAAACGTTTTTCAGGAAGACTACCTTATGAATACAAAGTAGTCGCTATCGTGGAAAACGAAGCTTCTAAAATTTGGGAATTAGAAAAAAAATTATTACGTTTGACAAAAGAATACAAGTACACACCCTCTATTGATTTTGAGGGTATGACGGAATGTAGGACAGGTGGTGTAGAATTGTGTATTAAAAGTTTTGGAGAAGTGGAGGATAGCAGAGGAGGAAATTACTATCTTAGTAGTGGATTAGTGGAGATGGGGGCAGAAGCCAATATTGGCACATCATGGTATGAAGCAAAATAATTATGGAACATAAAGTAAATATGATTGATTGGAAATTAGTATTGATTACTGTATTGATGCTATGGGTTTGGGCATCGCTAAACAGTAAGACTGTAAACAATTATTACGATATAGAGACTGCTATAATTGTAGACTCTACGTTTGATTTGGATACAGCAGTTCTTATGGGCGATACGTTGTATGATTCTACGTATTCGTGGGATAGATTGCATTACAGGGATTATGATGCCCCTGATACTGTAACACTTCCCTTAGTGACTCACAAACACGAGTATTGTTACCCTGTAGATGGGAGAATGACAAGCGGATACGGATGGCGTTGGGGCAGAAGTCACGATGGTATCGACATAGCATACAATAACAGGGACACTACGAAAAGTATGTTTCCTGGAGTAGTAAGGTATTCAAAGAGGGGTTATAACGGAGGTTATGGTAACTTAGTTATTATAAGACACTTCAATGGTCTTGAGACTTACTATGCCCACCACAGAAAATTATTTGTAGAACAAGGAGACACACTAGAAGCAGGGGATGCAATTGGACTAGTTGGGTCCACAGGGCGTTCTACAGGTCCCCACCTTCACTTGGAAACAAGATTCTTAGGTGTGCCTATCGACCCTGAGTTGATAATCAACTTGGATGATTCAACCCTTGTGAGCGATAGTATTAATTTAATTAAAAAAGGTAGACACTATATTACCCATGGGATATAAAATCATAAAAAAAGTTAAAGTACACTCTCAATTACCTTCTTCTAGCGTATATTTGTTAGACAGTTTGGGAGTTGTACTAAACTTAGAATCGAAAGAAGAGGCTAAAAAACTAGTAGACCTCTTGAATGTTAACGCAGACAACAATACTGAGTATAGTGTCGCAAAGAATAAATAGTATGGGACAAAACACTAGAGACCCTTTAATGGATAATCCACACAGCCCAAAGAGGAGTGGCACTACACATCCTAAGTTCTACAACAAGAACATAGAAACTTGGGATTATATCGCAGCTCACAACTTGGATTTCTTCGAAGGGAATATTATCAAGTACGTGACTCGCCACAAATCTAAGAATGGTTTGGAGGATTTAGAGAAGGCAAGAGTTTATTTAGATAAACTGATTTCAATAACTTATAAAGATTACAATCATGGTTTATAGAATGGGAAGTAGAGGACGAATGGTAATGGAAATTCAGTCCTTTTTGGGTGCTATCGATGTAGATGGCATATTTGGTCCTCAAACAGAGGATGCAGTAAAGACCTTTCAAAAGGTCAGAGGTTTAGTAGTTGATGGGATTGTTGGTCCTAAGACACTAGAGGCGATGAGTCTGCTAGATACGGATTTGACCGTAGATAAAGCTATCGACTCGAAGTTTGCTTATGATACTCATTACCTGCCCACAGGAGAGTATCTAAACGGTCCTACCACAAAGGAGTATGCGTTCTTGCACTTTACAGCAGGATGGCATAACCCTTACAAGTGTATTGACCATTGGGGCAGAGATAGTAGAGGACGTATTGCAACTGAGTTTGTTTTGGGAGGTCCTTCTATTAAGGGTGACGATGATACATACGATGGCAGAATGGTACAGGCATTCCCATCAGGAGCGTATGCTTGGCACATCGGTAGAAATGGTTCTCAGTATATGCACGAGCATTCTGTAGGATTAGAAATTTGCAACTGGGGTTATCTTAAAGAAGGTAAGACTTGGGCAGGGGTAAAAGCAGACCCTTCTCAATTTGTAACTTTAGCTGAACCTTTCAAAGGTATGAGTCAGTGGCACAGGTTCTCAGATGCACAGATAGAGAAAGTTCGGGAGTGGTTATACTTCATTGCTGAGAGAGATGGTATTGATATCCGTGAGGGACTTCCTAGATGGATTAAGAAGGAAGGTGCTAAGGCTTTTGAATGGAAAGAAGAAGCGTACAGAGGTTTGATTAAGGGTGTGCTATCCCATACAAACACAAACACAGGTAAGTGTGATATTCATCCCCAACAGGAGATGATGGACATGTTAGTTAGTTTATAGATTATAGTAATGGAACTTTTAGTAATAGGTGGGATAATTGTGATTGTATTTGGAGTGATAGCTCTAGTTGATTACCTATTTCCCGATAAAAAAGATTGAGTATGTACATAAACTTTGATGTTCTCGACAAAGCACAGATGACATATCCTTCATTTGTTCTCCTTATTGCAGTCAAACAGAACGACTGTGATAAGCTGTGGATGGATTCTGACCATGTCGAGAAGTATATGAGCCTTCTTCTTAGAGAAGGTTTAGTGGAACCTCGTAAGAAAGATAATTGGTATAAGATAACTAAAAAAGGTAATGGCTTTCTAAGAGATGTTGGTACAGCAGGAATTAGTGATGAGATAAAAGCTACCTTCCTAAGATTAGTACAGCTATACAAAGACTATGGGCGTAACGTGGGTAGTGCTAACAAGGCACTAAAAATGTTTGCTCAGTTTGTTGAAGAAACAAAAAATTTGTTTACCTTTGACCATATTGTTGAAACAGTAGAGGAGTATCTTATGCAGACAGACCCCGAATACACGGCTAGATTAGACTTGTTTATTTGGAAGCCTTCGAATGCATACGCTAGGAAGTTTTCTATCGATGATAGCAGACTCTACACAAAATGTAAAGCCAATGCCAATTAAATCAGCTAAGGAGAAGACAGATGAGGCTGTAAGAAGTATAGCCAAGTTTCAGACAGGAGAGATTGCTCCTATATCTACAGGATTTGAGTGGTTAGATAGGCACTTGCTTGGAGGGTTTCTCCCTTCTACGATAATGACTATCGGAGGTTTGTCTAATCACGGTAAGACGTACCTGATGCAGAAGATTGAGAACAGTGTTATTGATAATAATACTGATGTCGTTCTATTGAGATGTAATTGGGAGTCTGCTGTATACAAGCTTCTTTTGAGGAAGATTACGCAGAAGACGGATATGAAGATGTCAGAAGTGCTGTTCAATACTCCACACGGAGACAACTTGACAGTCATAAAAGACATCTGTGAGCAAGAAAGGAGGGATGGATTGTACTATTATGAGGAACCTGTGACAGCTCGTCAGTTCGGAGATGAGGTGGCAGAGTTTTTGCAATCTAATATAGACAAGAAGGTAATGATTACCATCGACCACGTTGGCTTGGTAAAAGGAAGGGAAAAAGGAGAAATAGATGCTTTGTTCGAAGAAATGAACAAACTCAAGAAAAACCACCCATATGTATTCTTCCTACCTCTGATGCAGCTCAAAAGAGATTTACTCGATAGAGTTGGCAACCACCCATCAGAGGCACCACGCCAACTAGACTTCTACGGGTCAGACCAATTGTTTCAGTTGTCTGACTTGGTATTAGCGGTATACAACCCTTACAAGGTTGGAGCCACAGGAAAGTACATGGTGTTCTCTAAGTTCGCCTATCAGTACGTTGACGAGCAGTTCATAGAAGAAGGTGGTGGTAAGTATAACCATTTTATCCCTGAAGGGAATTATTTCTATCACATGTTGAAGTCTAGAGATATCGAAGATATGGAAGGATTCGAAGATGTGTGGGTAGAGAAGTTGTTTGATGTTAGGCAACCTGAAGAGGAAGAAAAAAATCCTCAACAAGTTGATGATACATTGAATGATATTTTGTAGATTTGTATTTTTTAATTTAAACCAATTATTATGGCAACTGAAGTAAAGACTTCACAGAACGGGGCAACTCCCCAAAATGATGACTTCAATTATGAAGCTATCGAACAGGAAATGTATGCTCCCGACACGGAGCTTACTATGTATGGTGCAGAGATGATGCAGATTAAGGGTAGATTGGAGAAGTTTCTCCATGACAATACCCAAGCAGTGTTCGGTGAAAATAACCAACCTATCGGGCACTTTATGCAACCTTACGCTCAACCAATCGCTGAGTTATATGGTATGATTTATCGTACTATGCACAGACGTTTCTTTGAGGACGGTCATACGATGAATTTCGATGATTATAAGAAAGCTATGCAGACTAAAGCTATGGAAGCTGAGGAAGCTGAAAACCAACAAGCAGAGGCTACTACTGAAGCCTAAGCTTATCATCTTTTTCCAGTGTGTGGGGAGCGAAAGCTCCCCTTTTTTTATGCCTAAAATATAAAATGTTTAAGGGCTACGTAAGTCATCGTGCCTAGAAGTCCTGCCATCAATGCCCAGCAAAAAAGATATAACTTCCACATTGCTTTTCCCCAACTCATAATTGTAATTTAGATTGTGATAAAGAGAGATTTAATATGCACTTCCTCCTATTTTAGCCTTACCCTCATCACCCTTACCTTTTTCTTTAGAAGACTTATATAACCACTGGCCAAACACACTAGGTCTGTATCTTATGTAATTAGATTCAGTTTTCCTAATTTGTGCAGGATTAGCTCTATACTCCATTGCACGGTGTAAGTTATAATATAGGGGAACATATCTATCAAACAACTCTCCCATCATACCAGTAAACTCACTTGGTGATTCTATACCAAGCACACTGATAATACCTCTGTCACTTTCTATTTCTGCCTTAGAACGAGTATCCTCTTCTGCAGTTGGGTCAAAACCTAAAATTTTAACAGTATCCCCAAGGAAAGATGTTAACTGACCTATAGCTGCACCTGGACCCATAATCTCTTGAGGAGTGAAAGCAGTACCAAAGAAAGTTGAACTGAATGTCTCATAGTACACTCTCGTAGCGATATACGATGCAAAGTTCAGTGCTAGAGAATCATCTTCTTCACCATCAGCCCCTTGTTGATAAGCCAACATAGTTAGAAGGTAAGCAGACAGTGCTGCGATGGTAAACATTCTAACATCAGCTCCCATTCTAATCCAGTTCCTTTTCTGTGCTTCAGAAAGGTCTGTATTGTCTAATAGAGATAACACAGAGTTGTTAGCTGCACTAAAGTTTGCTGCAGATAGTGCCATAGCACCAAGAGCTTTAAATAAATCTTTTCCTTTCGTACCTCCAAATACAGTGTTATACACCCCTTCATCATAGATACCTGTTACTGGGTCGAATCCTCCCCTCTTAAGCCTAGAGCCTAAAAATACAGATAAGTAATTTTTGAAAGGGAAGAAAAGAGCGAGCTCAGGTCTTCTTGATAGAAGGGCAGCTTGAGAGCCCTCTAAGTTAGCATCTATCTTAGATTTAGCTGTTTTTGCTAATTCTTTTGCTTGTGCCTCTACCATTTGATAGCTTTTAGGGTCAAATCCCTCTTTCTTAAGTGCTTCTTTATTTAAAACTAGTCTTTCGCCCTCTCTAGTCAAGAAATTGTCGTATGTTTTGTCACTCAGCTTATCCCATTGTTTTTCTATTTGGTCACGAGTCATGTTAGTCTCCTCAAGTAATTTATTTACAAAAGCAGCATGAGTCAAAAATTTACCATCATACAACCTAAAGTTATCTAAAGCAGCTGTAACAGCCTCAACGGATTGTATTTGGTTAAATATTTGGAATCCTGTAATATTACCTGGTTTAAAACGTCTTGCTGCTCTACGTCCCCTACTTAGAGTAGTACCTGTGAACATCTCTTCTACGTCTCTTTTCAACCCTGCATACTGGATAAGCAAAGTTGCTCTGTTTCCAGGGATAAATTGTCCTGTATTTTCATCAAAAATAGACTTACCTGTATCAAGTAAATATTTCCTCCTTGCTCTACGTCTACTTTTTTCCGTGAATAATTTACCTTCTCTACCTACGGCCCTAATCATCAATCTAGATGCAGCATAAGAAGTAGCAGGTACAAACGGGTTACCTGACATGAGAAGTCCTTTACTATACTTAGTAAGAGCTTTGACTGTCTTTGCAGCATTCACTTGGTTACCACCTATGTTAACATCAGTTCCTATTAGCGCACCACTAGTTAAGTTACCAAAAATGTCTCTATCAATCATCTCACGCATGGTCTGTGCGTAATTACTAGTACCTTTACGTTTAAGTATCCCAGGACCAGTCTCTGCATATACATTCTGCTCTAGCATGAACAATGCCATCTGTGCTTTCATTAATGCTCTAGACCTACCTATGTATCTAAATCCTGCATCCATGTATCTACCCATAGAGTAAGCAACATCTTGCGTGAGTTCCTCTTGTGGTTTTTCTATGTGGAAATATCTTGGAATTGCTCTAGACCCTCTTACTGCTTGTTTGCTGCCATCAGGTCTTGCTGCACCAAATTCTTCATCCGTAGAGTCAATAACGAATGTTTCTTTAGCCCAAGTTTTAAATGAGCCAGGAATAGTAGATGGGTCTGTGAGACCTTTATAAAGTCTTTCATTAGCAATCTTTCTTACTTGAGGTCTTAAGTAGTAATGGTTGTTTAACCCTTGATATCTATCAACATCGTACTTAGTTTCTTGGTAGTACGTAAGAAGGTCAAATACATCTGTATTTCTAGTAGCTACGTCTGACCAAGGGTCAACTGACTTTTTAATTCCAAAATATTCAAAATATTTGTCATCTCGGTACTTTTCCATTGCCCAAGCACTGGGTTGATGAAACTTACCTATTAAATCAGAATTAAAATCAGGATTTAACTCTTTAGATTCGCCTGTCATACTCTCCCACACGAAAGATGGTCCTTTTTCTTTTGGAACAAGTACGCCATCCTTGTATTTTTTGAACGTAACGTAGTAAGCATCTCTAGGTATAGGGAATACGCCATCTGATTTTCCTGGAGCTAATTCTAATGTTCTGAGCCAATCTTGTAGTTGGGAGCCACCTGTTTCATTATCTAGTTGCAATAGCTGCAAAAATTTTGCTTTAAACGACTGATTAGGTACAGCTTCGAATGTGAAAGGGCTTGTCCTTTCTTGATTCATTACAAATTCACCTCGTGGGGTGTTCTTTGTTCTTGGTCCAACTAAAAAAGATAAGTATTCGTCTATCTTTCTAACTTCTGCTACAGCAAGTTCGTTTCTACTAAAACTAGTTCCATCTACCTCATTATTAAGTTTAGCAGACCTGTAGGGGGCTAAAATAGTTCTTCTTTTTTCCTTGAGAGCTTCATACAGAAATGAAGGAGTGATGTCCGATTCAGCTATATTCTCAGTGTTTATCATAGCTCTTATAGATGCTATAGTAGCATCATACTTAATACTTGCATCTCTCAGTGCTTCTTCATCTATCTCTACAGGTTCTGCCTGAGTTTCTACGGATTCTTCAGCATAAGTTTCTATAGAAAATACTTTTTCCCAAGCTTTAAAGTTTTTAGAATTTTCTCCATATTCTGCTTTGACCTTCTCTCTAGCCACGTAGTATGCATCTTTTGCTGCTTCCGACATCTCACCACCTTGGAAAGATTCATAATAATCCTGTAAGTCAAGGGCAGTGGCCAACTCACCACCTGTCTTTGGTCTAAAAGCTGCATTGTAAAGACTAGATTCTAATTTAATTTGTTTTTTAATCTCATCTAAAGCATCTAAATCTCTCGTAGAGAAATTATTTACAAATTCTCCTGTATCAGGGTCTCTATATCTTGAATATATCTCTGCTTTAGCCTTAGAAAACTTAGCTATGCTTCTTTGAGCATCTTGCGTTCTTGTTTTAAGGCCGCTGACAGGGTTCACTGTGTCTCTTTCTCTTCTTCTGTTGTCAGGCTTTTCTACGTACCTGCTCATCAAAAATTTCTCGTTGACTTTTTGTAATTCTTCAGCTTGCTCTGAAAGAAGTTCTTGTCTTTTAAAATTTCCTTCGTCTGTTGTAGTATCTAGTTTAGATATTTTCTCTTTGTACTTGTCTTTTATTTCTTGCTTGGCATCATTGAAGTCTTTCATAAAAGCTCCTATATCGATAGGGCTCCTGAAATAAGAACCATTAACAGCTTTCTCAAAAAACTCTTCCTCACGGCCAAACATATTAGTTTCTCTGAGTTTTTGTACAAAATCACTAAAGTAAGATTCTGTCATACCATTAGCGTTATTTTGCTCCTCTCTTATAGCCATGAGGCCATACGACAATATAGGATTAGAAATCATATCAGACCCTGAGAATAGATAAGAAGCAGCCATTGTCATATCCTTTAAACCCGCACCCGACAACATCTTAGCTTCCAAATCTTTAATCATAGATTCAGTAGCTCCTTTTTGTCTAGCTAAATCGATAATGTCTGATTTTACTTGAGCTCTAATTACCGAATCCACAACGGGCCTCAGTTGGGCAGTCTGTGTTCTAATTGCTTGAGATAGGTCTTGTAACCTTACAACATCATTAGGGTTAAACAAGTCACTTGCAGCTGCATCTGTTAAGAAGGCATCAATAACATCCAAGTCAGTAGTCACATCACTCATATAAGTGATTAGATTCATAACATTAGGAGTGGGTATTTTTTCTAGAATTAAATTTGCTTTAACCTGTGGCGATACATTAGCAGATGTTTGTGGGTTACCAGCATTGGCTTGCCTTAAATCTTCTATCACCTGACGTTCAGCTCTATCGAATATATCAGCAGCCTTTTCAACATCGGAACGCATGATACCTAAAAACTGAGCACTACTTTCCAATAACTGATGGTCAAGTGCTTTTTGCACAATCTCATTCATTTGGTTACTCTTAGACAGTCCCTCACTCTCAGTACCTAAAAGTCTCAAGTACTTTGTTTGATATGAAGCCATTGAGGTAGCAAGACTCTGACTAAGCCTTTGCATGGTAGGGTCAGCTTGTAAGCTAAAGTAAAACTCATTACTTTGCCTTTCAGTAAACATACCTGTTTGGTTAGGGTCAACAACCCCACGAGCTATATTATCTATTGTTTGACCAAACTCTTCAAAGAATTGTACATTACCTCTGTTTGGTGTAAATATATCCAAGAAACGATTAAAAAAGTCTCTAAGAATACTGAATATACCAGTTTCTACTGAGTTGGATGCACTGCTTTGGTCAAAGTTATCCTGTATTTTATCAGCAAGTATTTTACCTAGAACCTCTTTTCTTACTTTACGCTCAAGGGCATCTCCCTCCAAACCTTTTGCTCCCTGAGTCTTTTTACTATACGCATCTCGGTAGTTAGCTGCATTCGCTTTGTATGCGTTAGTTTGGTCTATGTTCTTGAGCATGTTTTCAAGAACTTCTTGGTCGTTAAAGAATTCGATTGCAAAGTGAGCAACCTCCTCTGTTAGAACAGATAAATCAGCTTCATTACTAAGAACAACGACTTTGTTAAGCATATCAGCTAAACCATTTGCCTCTAACGGTACACCAAATCTCTGTTCGTAACTCTTTTTATAATCGTCTAAACTAACTAAATTAATTCCTAGTCTATCTAGGAACCCTGTTAGTTGCCTCATTTTATCTTGTTCTGACATGTCAAGAAGGCTTCTAGCCTCTTCTAGGGCTGCATCTTGCATATCTCTAAGGAGCATGTTTTCAACTGCTTCTGATAAACCAGGTATATCTTGTATTTGTCCTCCCTTCTTGACTTTCTCGTACTCTTTTCGTACATCTACCTCCATTTCTTGTCCTTGGAGGTTTTTAAAGGTTTTAACATCACTAAATATTTGATTGGCATGATTCTCGTCCATCATCATGTAGACCTTGCCATTCTGTTCAAAAAATGTAAGGAAGTCTTTAGTTCCAAACATCTCCTCAGCAAACCCTTCTATCACCCCTTCAAAAAGAGGGTCTTGTAATTCAAACACAAAAGAATTATTGGGAGTAGTAACGCTAACATTACCTCTTCTCAAATCTAATTTAACTGCTTTATTTAAAGCTCCTTGACTGCGGTACACTTGCCCTTTATACACATAGTGAGGGTCTGATGAGTTAAATTTAACTTGTATAGTCCCGTTGTTTTTTAATTGTGCAATCGAAATATCTTGATTCTTGCTGTTTCTTTTCTTCGCAGAGATGCGCTCTAAAACATATCTACCGTCAGGCATTTGCGTGGCCACTTGTTCCTGTACAAGTGTTTCCCACACATTACGTTCTTGTTCAGATAGTTCTCTAGAAGAATAGATAGGTTTTTTTACTTTGGCGAAAGCCAACTTGAGCATGTCATGCGCTACAGTCTCAGGGAATGCTTCATTTGATAAGTCTAGCAGTGGCACTTCAAAACCATTCAGCATAGGTTGCAAATCAATGTTAGCAACGTTATTATCATTTACGATAACGTTTATTGAAGAAGGTTGGCCCCCAGTTTCTCTTGTTTCTACATTTACCACCTGAGACCCTTCTGATGCAGGTTGTGCCTCTAGTAAATTAGATAAATTAACTTTTTCGTTTTTGACAAACCCTGAATTCATTGTCATAGTGGCAAACCCTGCGGCTGTAGAAGCATCAGTCTCTCTATTAAAAAGAGCAATAGGTTTGAAGTCATTTTGAGATGTTGTAACAACAACAGACTTAGAACCTGCTAGTTCGGATAGAACTTGTTCACCTGTTCCTATTTCTAGTCCTGCATTTCTAGTGTTTCTAAAAAATTCAGCAGGAGTGTTAGACTTTTCAAGAACATTGGCTTTAGCTCTCTTCTGCATAAACCCTACCTCTACACCTTTCCCTTGTTTGTCTTGTGCCAAAGCTTCAGCAAAAGAAGTAGTATAAACTAGTTTATTGCCCATCAAGCCTAATTGGTCTGGAGCAGACCTTGCTCTAAACATAAGAACAGGTTCCCCATTCCCATCTGTAAAGAAAGAATCTTTTGCGTACTGTTGTGCTTTGTTATGGTACACGAGCGCATCATTCTGCCCCTCTATAAATGGTAATTTAAGTAAATCTTGGTATAAATTAGATTCAACACCATTAGGTGCAAGAACTGATTGTACTCCTGATTTATTTTTAATTATGCTACAAGCCATAATAAATTATTTACAAATTTGGTTTTCTACTTCTTTTTCTTCTGTCTCTCTATTAAAGAACTCATTAACAGGTTTTAAGGTTCCTGTTCTAGTGAACTCTCTATATCTAACTACCTGCTCAACATCTCTGCTGCTCTCAAAAATTCTAGATACAATCTCGGTTGCGTTTCCGTTAACAAGATGCGATGCTGCTATGTATGCCGTAGACATTTGCATGCCTTCCCCTAGCTCGTTTAAGATAGAATTAACATACTTCACATCACTTTGAACTTGTTCACTGCTTAAGAGTTGAGGAGTTAAGTCGGATACATTCACTTCAGACATGCTCCCCTTATCATTTTTAACTTTAATGACTTCGTTATTTAACGATATATCCTCTAAGGCCTTCTCACTCATTTCGACATCGTTAAATTCACTTAGGAAATCAATTGAGTCGTTGAAAACCAGCTGAGAACCAGTTCCAAAGTCTAGTCCCTCTTGAGTAAGGACTATAGTTGATACGTTAAGGTCTAATCCAATCTCTCTCAACTCTCTAGTAAATTCCATATAATTACGTAGAACTTGAGTAGCTGTTTCTTCTTCTACCGTTCTATCAATAAAGTTACCTATAGAGCCTAATAGTCCTAACATTTGGTCTTTAGTCATGTTTTCCATAACATCTGTTCCTGACAAATATAATGATTGTTCAGCAAAAAAGTCCTCAATTATTCTTCTTGGTATGCCTAATGCTTGTCTTAACAGCGCAGGAGTCATATTTGACACATCCATTCTTTCTAGTCTTTGTATTTGATTGTCAAATACAGCAGCATTCTGACCAAGAACCTCTCTTAATGTGGCTGACCTTTGCTCTCCAATCAAAATATCTGCTTGTGTAGCGTATGCCCATATAGAAGCATATGCTGCTACCGTAAGGTTTTGCCTGTAAGCATCAACTCTTTCTGCACTTAGTCCCGCCTGTAACATTAATTCTTCTAAATTATTTGGAAGGGGTTGACCCTCTTTCACTAAGGTAGTATATTTTTCAACTATTAATGCCAAATCATCAAACATATTTATATCTAATGTGTACATAACTTGAGCAGAGTACTGTAATCCAAATTTATCAAGTGTTTGATATGTGGTACTATAAGTAGCCATACGTTCTGCAACCTCCTTGATTCTTTCTTTATGCACTATCATAGTGGCGTTTTCTCTTGGAGATAGTTGAATACCTTGTGATAATTTTTCTAGGAGTTGCATGATTTCCGCATCTGTAGGAGGATTCTCCTCCACATCTTGTCTATCTAGTTCTAATTCTGATGCTGCTAAGGTGCCATCTGATATAGAAACAACGATAGGGTTGTATCCTTCTTTAGACAACGTAATAGTGTCTTCCTCCTCATTCCTTGACAATACAGTGTATGTTGTACCATCAGGCATTGTAAATACATCTCCTTCTTGTCCATATTGAACAATGTAAGCCTGTTTAGCTGCAACAGTTTCTTGAACATCTACGGCATCTAATCTTGCTTGTCTAGAATCGTCTCTTTTTAGAAGTTCATCTAAAGATATCGCTTGGGCAGCAGCACCTCTCTCTTGAAGAAGAGTTTTATATGCAAGAAGTATTTCTAGTTTTGTATTGACATCTGCATCAAAGAAGTTGTTTTCATTCACAATTTGCACAAATCTCTGTTGTACCTCTTCTACCGTAGCAGAATCATGTAAATCAAAGATTTCGTAAGGACTTAAAGGGGTTTCTCTTTCAGAATTAGACAACTCCTCATTAAGAGCCTCTATCTCTTCCTCATTCTCTATTGCAGCTACCTCCTCAAGTATTTCCTCATTAGTTAAAGGTTCTTGATTCAATGCTTCTACTGCACCCTCTGCAGCTGCTAAATCATTTGCATTATTATCAAATTCTTGTTCTAGCTTCTGAATCTCTTGGTTCTCTTGAGAATTTTTGATTTCCAAAGCTTGCTTCGCTAACTTTAACTCTTTGAGTCTCTTATCTATCTGTCTAACTAAGTCTTTTCCGTTTCTTTTACTTAACTCAAGATTCCTTTTCTTGTGTGTATCAGTAAAGAAGTCAGCAATATTTGTGGGACCTTGAAGTGCTTTTAGTTTTTTAGCTACTTCTTTTACGCTTACGCTTTGCTCGAAAATATCGTTAACCCTTCTAATTAATCCAGACTCAGTATTTTCTAAGCTATCTATTTCTTCTTGAATTTCCTCAAGAGTGACTTCTTTGTTTGCTCTTTTCTCTACAGCCTTCAAAGCTTTTTCCTGCTCCTCTGATACACTAGCCGCTTGTTTTTTCTTATCAGCTAATTCTTTAGAAATTTGCTCTTGCCTCTCGTTGAGTCTTGCAACACGTTCTGTATTCTTTTCTTCAGTGACTTTTTGTTGCTCTTCGAGGGTGAGACCTTCTTGAGTGTTTAGATTTTTTTGAGTATTAAGTGCCTCTCTTTCTTTCTTAAGAGTTGAAAGTTTTTTACGTGCTTCACTTAGTTGTTGTTCAGCCTGTAACATTCTCTCTATAGCAGCAGAATTGTTCTTTGCTACTTGTCTGTTTTTAGGTGTGCCTTCTACTGAACCTGTTACGGTGTCTTCCACTACCTTAGCAACAGCACCCCTCTCACCTTCAGGTACCGACTCAAGAGCTTCTAGTCTTTCTTGTTCTAACTCTGCTACCTTCTGGGATGTTTCCTTGAACTCTTTATTAGCTTTGGCTAACTCTTCATTAACTTGATTTAACTCTTCTTGGAGTGTATCATTTTTAACATCAATAGCTTCGCTACCTTCTTTTGCATTCTTTATAGCTTTATTCTTACTAGAAGGTCGTACCTCAGAAGCGTTTGAGTTATCAGCCTTTGCCTGTGCAACAGCGTTATTTTCAATTTCTTTCTCTATATTTGCAAGCTCTGCTTGTAGCTGATTTACTCGGTCTGACTTAGCTGCAATTTGTTCAGCAGTTACTCTAGGTTCAGCTTTTTTGACAGCAGGTTTTGCTTTTGATTTTACTAGATTATCGGCAACAGCAGAAAGGTCAGGGAATAATTCTTTAATTTTCTTTTTGTTATCGTTTAATCTTTCAGCAAATTCACCGTTTCTTTTTTGCTCTTTAGACTTTTCTTTTAATTTTACAGTTAAGTCATCAAGGGCTTTCTTTTGTTTAGCGGTAGGAGATTTTCGATTGGCAAACCTTTTGTCTGCTATCTCCTGTTCCCTTGTAGCAGGGTCCATCTCATCAATAAGCTTATTTACTTCTGATAATCTTTTCTTTTCTGCAGCTGTTTTTTCTCTTATTTTTTCTAATCTAAGTCGCTCCTTGACTAGTTGAAGTTGTATGATATGAGCTGCAGGATAATTGATTTTATATGTTTGAACAGCAATCGCCTCTTTTAGGCCTGCTATCTCTTTTTCAAGAATTTTTGCATCTGCACTACCTGGGTCTTCGGCAGCTAATTGTCCTTGCTTTATTTCTAATGTTTGTTGCTTAGTAAGACCAGTCTCTGGGTCCTTCTTTTCTAACGCAAGTTTTGCTTGCTCTACAACTTCTTGTTCTTGTGCAGTAGGGACGTTTGCTTCAGGAGTTATTTCTTCTACTTCCTGACTAGCCATTAACTCATTAAACTCACTCGCAGAAAGGTCAGCGATTGGTATTCCAGCAGCATCTAACTCACTAGCATTATATATGACTGTCCCATCTGGGTAGAACTCTCCGAAAACTCTATATTGTTTACCGTTTATTTCTAATGTTCGTACGGTGTTTTTTAGGTGTGCTGGTTTATTACCTATTCTAAGTGAGATACCCCTTGCCCTTGCCTCAGCAATAGCTTCATCCCCTACATATTCTCTGGTAGTTTCCCTTCCATTTTCATCAGTAATTGTTTCAATTCCTACAGTAATAGAAGGTCTAAAGCCACCATATTCAATTTCGTTAATTTCAAGTCCCGTGCGGAAACTTAAACTACTAAGGCTATCTTCTAATTCTTTTATAGCTGCATCTGTTTCTTCTTGAGTAACCGTTCTAGTCTTAGGAGATTCTTTTTGTTGTTTCTTCTGTTGTTCTTCGAGGGCAGCAAGTCTGTCTTGTTCTCTTTTTAATTCTGCTTTCTTTTCAGCGTGTTCAGTATTTTTCTTTGTACCTACTCTAAGAGTATAATTAGGTTTACCTGTATTGCTACCTGTACCACTTACTAGGTTACCACCCTTAGTTACAGCAGGTCTGTTGACTTTCTTAACTACAACAACACCTTCAGGAAGAGTATCATCCTCTTCTAACTTTGTAACTGCTTCTGTTTTGGTAGGCACTTTATCTAATACCTCTCCTTCGATTTTAGTCTCTATACTATAGCCCCCGTTTTTAAGTCCTGCTTTGGCATTATCTAGTATTTTTTGCTCATCTTCATTTAACTGAAGACCTCCTTCTACTAGTCTTTCTATTTTAACTATCTCTGCTGCCGCTTGCACTGCACTTCTATCTATAACTTCTGCTGGCTTAGTTATTCTTCGTAGTCTGGCTAACGCCTCATCAGCTTGCTTTCTTGCTGAAGTTTGAGGAGCATTTTTAGGTCTTGCAGCTGAATTAGTTTCTTTGTAAGGAGCGAAGTCCTCTATCTTAGCTAATGGGAATTCTATCGGTCCATCAGGGCCTTCTCCTTTGAAAGTATCTGTTTCATTATCTATAGATGCACCTGTAACAGGAACAGGCTTACCACCTACAGGCACCACAGTTACGTTACCTTTCTGTTGAGTTTCTCCAAATTTATCGGATACAGTCTCTGATTTGTTAGTCTCATTGGTATTAGAAGAGAATGATTTACCATCTACAAATATCTGAGTTGATATGATAGGCTGTCCTGTAGAGCCGTCTAAATTTGTAGAAAGTTCTTGTTTAAACGCCTCAGACTTTAAATCATTTTGATTATAGGTCATAGGCGACACAACAGGATTACCTGCACTATCAAACATAGGAGTGACTGCTTGTACAGTGAGTGTCTGTTGTGTAGCGTTGTCTGTTACTTTTATATATACTGCACCTTTTCTAAAAGGTGAATTTTCTCTGTTGGCCTCCTTATTTCCTATCTTTTTGCCATTAGCATCAACGGCTGTGTAAGGGTCCTCACCTACAAAGTATTCTACAGTAACATTAGCACCGCTGTCAGCTAGGTCTTGTTCAAACTGTTCAAGACCTACAAAAACGGTGTTTGTTTGTCCTGTTTGGTCTTGTGCTGGGTTACGTTTACCAGCTCTTTTAACAAAATTTTGGCTCACTTCAACTTTACCTGCCAAGTAGCCTGTTGTTCTTTTGCCTACTTTGGAAACTACGGAGTCGATAGCTTTTTTGCTTTTACCCCCAAACACTTTAGCTCTTAGCTGTTCAGCTCTTTGGAATCTTTCTACTTCATACGTACTATTTTTCTCAGAACCTGGTATAAGACCTACTACATGCCCATCGCTTACTATCTCTATAGCCATATTGGCAAATACATCTCTCTGGGTTATTTCGCCTCTTTGATATTGCTCAATGAGGTTTTGATTGTATTCGTTATTAGGGATACGTAATTGTACTTCATCACCTATTCTAAGTTGCCCGAGTCTTTGTTTAGACTGTTCTGTGAATTGCCCTTCGTTAAAATTAGAACCAAATATCTTACCATTAGCACTTCCCTCCCTGATTAAACCAGTATAAGCATCTCTATATAAGCTATACTTTTGCTCAATTGCTTGTAGAAACGGCCTTGTGTTTAGACCTCTATTAATAATGATAAGTCTATTCTTGCTGTCTCTTATTACTACAGTTTCACCTGCTTCTAGTTTTTTATTTATTCTATTTGACAGTCTTGTGATGTCTCTATCTGTAGCGTTTTTAGGTAATTTGTCTTTACCATTCTCTGACAAGTCTATTAAAATCTCAGACTCAGGGATAAGTGAATCGTTTAGTTTTATAACAGCAATACTTACATTACCTTGAGTTTTGCCTTTTTCTCTCAATCCTCCAAATAGTTTTTGGAGGTTGCTGCTGGCTGAGTTTGATAAAAATCCTGTTAGATTTTGACCGTAGTAAAGAGACATGATGGCATAATCAAATACCAAACCAAGGACTCCTCTAGAAGATTCGGTTTGTGGTCTTGATAAACGAGTAGCATCATTGTCTACCTCATTTTGAGTTTTTGGGCCTGAATTTTCTGCATTTTTAAATCTAGCTGCTAACTTATCATCCCGTTCTACTCTCTCCTGCTCAGTAAGAGGAGTCTCGGTGTCTATCTTTTCTTTAATAGATTTTTCTTCTGCTCCTTCAGCTTTTTCTTCCTCTTTGGACATATAATTAGCAGCAATGGTTTCTTTTTCGTCTTGTATTTTTTCTTGTGCTGCTTTTTGTCCTTCAGGATTGTTATTTTCCGCTGCGTTTTTTTCTATTTTTTCTTGAGTTTCAAGCTCTTTGAAGTTCTCTTTATTACCTATACCTTTAGCTACAACTACTTTACCCTTTTGTTTTACCTCGGGGTCTGCGTTTTCTTCGGTTTGATAGGATACTTTGGGTTGCTTAACCTCTTTAACTACAGACATTCCCTCTGGTAAGTCTTCAGTTACAACCTCTTCTACATCATAACTGTTGTCCATCTCCTCCGTCATAACCTGTCCTACAGTAGGAGCTTCAACTGAATAACCTTGATTTTCTATTTCCAATCGTCTAGCAACTAAATTGGCTAATTGTTCTTTGCTTAATATAACTTCACCTGTGGATGCTGCTTTAATTAAATCTTGTATAGCTGATAACTCTGTTACTAAGTCACCTTTTTTGTTAGCTTCAGCAATAGCATTTTGCTTTTCTTCAACTTTTTTAATTTCAGGTAAATACTGCGTATCAGCCTTTATTGCTTTATTTAAATCAGACTGTTTTTGCTTTAACTCAGCAACCTTCTCTTTAGCTTTAGCCTGCTTTTCTTTAGCCTCTTTTAATTTAGCGGCATCTTTCTTTTTCTTTTTATTCTCAGCCTCTACTGCTTTTGTAGCTTGGTTTAGTTCAGTCTGAGCTTCCTTAATGTCCTTCTTTGTTTTTGCAAGAGCCTCTTGGTTCTTTTTTAAAGCAGACTCTGTCTGTGCGACAGTTTTACCACCTCCTCTACGGACAACGTCAGCGGCTTGTTGCTTCTTCTCTGCTCTTTTAATTCTATCTCTTAAAGGCTTTTCTCTTTTCTGTGCAGCCTCTACTGCTTTAGGGTCTTGCTTAGACTGAGCAATAGCGTTAGCTCTTTTCTTAAATGCTTCTTTGTAAGGGGCAGCTTTTTCTTTGACTTGTATTGGTAAAGAATCTAAGGCTGCATCTTGTGCTTCTTCTAAAGTATCGTACTTCTTTTTATTTACTACGTATTTACCTGTAAAACGATTTTGCTTTATGGAAGCTAGTTTAGATAGAACTAAATCTATGTCTTGAGGAGAAAACTGTGCATCACCTGTAGCTTCGTCAAACTCTTGCTCTGTCATGCTATCAGCATTTGCCAAGTCAGTGTCTACACCCCTAACCATTCTGTTACCAGCCTTAGCTTTTTTAAGAGCGTTTTTTGCTTGGGCAATCTCACGAGCCTCAACAAATTTCGATGCGTATGCTTCACGAGCTTTAGGGTCTGTCAATACGTTTTGGAAGAAGGTGATGTTTTGGTTTTCTGCGTTAATTTTTAAAAGGTCTTTAGCCTTTTGCCTGAAAGATTCATTAACAGCAGAAGGAGCTACCTTTTGCATCTGATTTAAGATGGTCGTTATAGCCTCCGCAGAATCATAGTTATCTGATATATTACCATTCTTATCAAATACCTGCTTGTTTATTGCATTGAGAGCAAACAAGTATTGTTCTTGTTTATCAATTGTTTCCTGTAAAGCTTTCTTTTCAGCTTCATTTGTAGAATTCTTAAGAATCTCTTTGTTTGTCTCTAAAGAATTATACACACTGCTTATAGCGGCTGGAAGCTTTGTTGGGTCCATGAGGACCTCAAACATCTCATTTATCTTAAATGTTTTATCTGCATCTTTACCGTCTTCGCTCTCAGCAAGTTCCTTAGCTAAGTCATTTCTTAGGTTTTCTACCCTTGCCTGCCCATCTCTAAGTTTAGTTCCTGAAGCTGCGAGAAAATGTGCTGCGTTATATGTAGCACTGTACTCATTTGGGTCAGTCATTTCGTTTATCCCAAAGGCACTCGTGTACATATCCATGTCCTTGGAGTACTGCTCATACTGTTGTTGGAGTTCTAACTTGGTCTCCTCTATAGTTTTACCATTAAGAAGAAGTTCCACACCTTCGGGGTTTTCTTCTTGCATTATCTCTACTTGCTCCATTAAATCATTAACGAAGTCTTTACCTTTACCTGACCTATGCATAGTCATGAAAAGAGAAGCTCTTGCTTGATTTTTTAAATCTTTTACTCTTTTAGTGTCTCCTTCTTGTTCTGCCTTTAATATCTCTGCTTGTATTTGTGTTTGTGTCGCACCATTGATATTATCAGCACTAAACATTGTGGCTTGTATGAAATCATCCATAGCTGCATTCATTGCAGCAGCTGTCTCTCTATTTTGTTGAAGTTGGCTTTTCCCCCCAGTGACCATAGTCTTAACTGCTCCAAATCCACCAAAACCAAGACCCATAAGACCCCCTGCTACAAATTCATCCCAACCTTTACCAGAGCCCATTGACTCTTTCGCAGCGTTACCAATAACTGATATTTGTTCCATAAGGGTGTCTGCATACTCACCGTTAACAGGGTCATACATACTAGAAGCTGCTTCTCCCCCAATACCCTGAGCCATTTCCTCAAAACCTTCTGAGCCTGCTAGTTTAGCTACTTTACCAGTGAGTCTTGCCGTTCCGAATGCGAACCCTCCGAGCCTTTTTCCCATCGTTTTTTGCATCCCTTCTTTAACCACATCTCCCAAAGCTTTATACTTACCTCCTCTAAAGAGTGTTTTTGGTATAAATCCTGTTCCAAATTTAAAAGGGATTGCTGGCCTAATAATATTAGGTAGAACTATGAGATTAGACATTGTGAGTAAAGGCATATTGTATGTAAACAAAAAATCACCTCCCTCTTCTATTTTCTCGTATGCTTCTGCTAATTCTTCGTTAGAAGGTAATTCACCTCCGTTTTCAGCCATGTAGTCTCTAATATAATTTTCTTTAGACTCAGCCATCCACATACCCGCCTCCATTGAAGCTTCATAAGATGCTAGATTCGCCATTCTAGCTGTGTAAAGTGCTCCCTTGCCTAAAGCTTTTGCACCTCTTGCTACATTTTTTGTTGCGGCTAAGGCTTTTGTTGTTTTAAGAAAATCACCTCCACTAGAGAACATTGTCTTAAAAGCCTTCCTTAATCTATTGAGATTTTTACCTGTTCTTACAGCCGCAGCAGGAGCTGCTGCCCCACCTGTGAATGAAGTTAAAGCCCCTAATGCAAGTTCTTCAGCCGCCACAGTGGCTAGTGTACCAAGAGTAAAACCTGATGATGCACCTAATTGTGCCCATCTTCTTCCTGGGTCAGCTCCCCCTGGCATATACTTCATAAATGAGCTTGCTATACTTGGGTCAGCCTTAGCATCTTCAAGCCTCATTTCTCTAGATGTATAAATAGGATATAAAACTTCTTCAGCTGCCATACGCTCCCCTGCCTTCTTACCTGCATCGCTAACTATAAGACCTCCTAAATCACGGCCAAGGACGTTTCCTATATTTTCACTTGTATTTTTAAAACCACCTGCAAAGGACCCCCAGAATCCATCCCAAGCTCTTTTACGCATATTTCTTCTGACTTCCTCGGAAGTTTGAATTTCAGCCCATTGGTCCTCACTCCAATAAGGTCTATAATTTGGGTATCGAGATGCCCACATATTTTCACCTACTGGCTTATAATGTTCAAAAGGGTCTATAAAGTGCGTATTCCTTATAAGGTCAGCATTATAAGTAGACTTATCTACTTTAGTTATACCAGTGTTATAAGCGGCAGAAGAAGGCCTTGATTGCTGTTTTACCTCTTGTGGAGTAATGTTAGCAGTTCTTTGACCTAATTTAAATTTTGGTGAAGAATCAGCAGCCATATTAATTAAGGTTTGTTTATTGTTGTTGGTACTTCGTTTGATGCATTTATAGCTGATGCAAAAGCAAGAGGAGCTGTTTCATCGTTATAATTTTCTTGAATATACAATTGAAAATCACTTGGTGTATCAAATGTTAAAGGATTTCCATTCGCATCAAGAGGTGTCCATATAAAGTCAATATTATTTTCATTACCTTCCCCTCCTTGGAATATATGGGGCTCCTTATTACCATTCTCATCAGTAGTGAATTTGTTAACTTTTACAACCAATCCGTAATCTACATCATTGGGTCCTACCCTTTCAATTGATTGGTTAAGCTCTGCAGTGTAACTAACACCATCGACTGAAAAGTTAGGAGAAAAATATTGTTGGGCTCTGTCCAAAGGTTCAATATATCTTTCTCCTGTCTGAGTCTCCGCATCCCACTCCAGTCTATTAGCCACTACCCTTTCCATATAGTAGTTGTTTTCTGCAGTCTTTGCAGCAGTAATTTGATTTTGTAATGTACCATGAAAAGGGTTAGGTTGCGAGTAATCTATTGCCCCTACAGGTATTTTACCCCCTATCACGCTAACTTCATCCTTATTTCGAGTATCATATCCCGCTATAATATAGTGGTAACCGCCAGTAGTAATTATACTTGCGTTACCATCCATAGCTGTTGTAGTAGCTGCATTGTCCTCTGTAGCTCCTACATTATTTTTTATTGTTTGGTCTATCACTGCACCATCAGTAAGGGCCGTGAAACGTCCTAAAGCAGCAGGTACTACTGTTTTGTCGCCTTCGTCCTTAACTCCTGTTTTAAGTTGTAAATTTTGGCCTTCACCAAGCATAGCGATATCAGATGCAGTTATAGGTTCAAAATTAGATTGGTTGGCTGCTATAATTGAGCTAAGATACTGCTGTTCATTGTTCCTTGCAAGAGAAAAACTCTCTTTAGGTGCTGTTAGAAGTAGGGCGTTATCTAATACGATTCTCTCTGCTTGGTCATTATTAGCTTCCAAACTGATTCTGTTTTTGTTTGTGGCCCCCCATGTGCCTATATCATATGTTTCTATATAGTCAGCTGTACCTGCCTCTGATGTGCCCCATTTTGTAAAGTTCCACCAAGAATACTCTTTACCTGGCATTTTACCTGGACCTAGTTTATTCCTAAGATTTCTTCTTACACCCTCCTCGCCTATGGATAGTGGTCTCATATTCTTCGCATCCCATGTACCCTCAATAAACCATAAGTCTTCATCCTCATTGTACATTGCATTCCAAGACCCTCCTTTATCGTTATGAATTAAAAAACTCAATTTATTATCTATGATATTGTCTGCTGCCTCGTCAGCGATGGAACGAAAGTCTGTTCTCACTCCATCCCTTGCATTTACTAAGTGATTTATAGTTTGCTCGTTTACGGAATACTGAGTCATTAAAGTTGATAACCTGTCAGCAGCTGCAAATACTTGTTCCTCGGGTATGTCCTGCCTATAACCAGTTAATGCGGCTGGATTAACCATAGCACGAATATCATTAGTACCTAGGTCCTTATAATACATTGGTTCATTAGCATTTTCATTCCAAAGATAATTATTTCTATCCCAATCAGCTTCCGTGGATTTTATATCTATTTTGCCGTCTTTGTCGTAGGTCGCATACTCTTTTTGAATAATATTGCTACCGTCTGTATCTTTTCCAATAATTCGAAGGTAATACATATTATCCAGTCCTGCCAATTCTCTATAGAGTCTATTCCCTTTTTCTTCCCCATATATTGTTACAAGTTCTTTTCTGGCTTGCTCTTCTATCACATCGTTTTTACCATAGAACTCATTTATTTTAGTCTGAATATTTAGGGTATTGAGTTCTTCCTGCCCACCATCATCAGTTGTGACAGTCATGTCGTCAAATTGTAAGTTTTGAACGCCAGCCGTTGTTTCTATAGGGTTGAATAGTTGTTGGAATTCATCTGGAGTTAAATTTGAATAACCTCCAGCTGTCATCTCATTATATTGTTTTTGAGATATCATTCCGTTTGCAAGATAAGCATCAAGCATTGGGTCGTAACTGTTAGTGTTGTCAAACCCTTTCGCTATGTTAGCCTGACTTACTAAAAAAGCAGCTGCCTCTTGGGGGCTTTCAAACTCGGGAAGGACTGCACCTTCCCCCATAGCACTTGCTATAGTCGAGTAATCTCCCTCACTGACAGCCACTAAATCTACATTGTATTCACTTGCAGCTTCTTCAAGGGTTAATCTAGGTTCTTTCTTTTCAAAGTTTGTAACTAAATTTAGTTTAGCAGCGTATTCAGGATTACGAGCAATTAAATCTTGATTGAATCGTAACATTCCCTCTTGTATATCCGTATCCTCTTCCTTAAGTATCTCTATAGCTAAGGCTTTAAGTGCTTTTTCATCTTCAATTCTCATTTTATCCTCTTCGACAATTGCTTTTGCCCTAGCTATATCTTCTTTTGATTGTATTCTAGCTCTGTTTCTAGCGTTTGCTTGCTGCTGTTTGTACATTTCTAGTGCACCTTGGTCTGTTACTAATTTAGGTGCTTCCATTTGTTCATATGAAAATACTCCTGCCAAGTCAGTAAAATAAGAACTTCTGTATGAAAGATACTGGTATGATTCTTTATTTGCTAGTATCTGTTCGTCAGTCATCATAAGAGCTTCATCATATTGCTTAACTTGCTCTTCATATATTGCTATGTTAGCATCCAACTCGGCCATTTCAGACGAACTGACACTCTTAGCTTTAGCATCTTTTAGTCTATTGATGTACCTACCAATAGCTTCTTTTTCTCTTGCTCCATCTTCTTTAAAAGTTGCTATGAAATCTGCATCACTAACATTTAAATTTGCTCCCCAAGCATTTACTCTTAACTGGTCTTGGATGGCAGGGTCTGATTCTGTAGCTAAATTAAAAGCAGAAACTAATTTATTTTTATCGAGTCTTAGACCTTCCTGACTGTACCATGTGAATCCGCTTCCACCAAATTGTTCAAACACCACATATGAATCAGGTTGTAAAGCTTTTGCTACCTCTTGGTATTTTTCATATAAATCAGTAAACTTTACATAGGATGTATTTGCTCCTGCAGGTAATGCGCTTCCGATTTGGCCATCATTGGCCCAAGCACTAATATCTTGCAAAGAATAAGATAAATTTAAATCAGAAGCTTCTCCTGTTTCTTTATACTTCTCGTGCTCTGCAACTACGTTTCTGTATGCCCTAGTACCAATGTAACCATTCATTACTTTTTGGTCTGCCACATCAGCAACATACCCTGTTAGGTAATCAGCTCTAGAATCTAGAGAGAGGTCACCTGTACCTTGAGTATTTAAGTTGTTAACTACTGTTTGCAGTCTGTCGTATAGATATTCAGCATCTTGGTCTTTTATCAAGTCGATGTTAGACACTTGAGCAATAGTCTCTTTTATGACTTGCCTGTTTGTATCATATTTATCTTGCTTATACTGCAAAGCCTTAGCCAGAAGCTCTTTATTCCATTGCTCCTGGTAAGGTGTATACTGTAAAGGTTGTGAATAAGCTGTAGCCATTTTATACTTGTTTAACTCTGATACGAATCAGGTGCTCTTAGATATGTGATACCGTCAATAGTTCTAGTATCAAAATTCTCATCTACTGCCTCAGTGCTTCCGCTTGTCCCTGTTCCTTGGTTATATATTTGTTGAGCTAAAGCAGTTTCTGGTACGTAGAAATCTCCTGCTCTTGAAGGGTCGTAAAGTACATTTCCAAACATATCAAATGTATATTGAGGGTATATTGCATCAAGAATTTGTAGCTGTCTTCTTTCTGCATCCCTTGCTAATCTATCTTCTTCCAATATATTTAAGTAAGCCCTTCTGTCTGCTAAAGTATTAGCGTATGCTGTCATTGATTCTGTACCAAAGGTAGCTAATGCCTGTGCTCTTGCTGCAGCTTCTGCCTGCTGTATTTGAGCATTCATCTGGTCAGCTTGTTGCTTCAATTGAGCATTTTGTTGATTAGTATTAGCTGTCAATTGGTTAATACCTTCTGCAGACTGTCCTAAAAGATTAGCAACATTTGCACCCGCTTGAGAACCAACTGATTGAGTTAATAGGTCCATACCCGCTTTAACCTGCTTAGTATTAGCTTGATAACCCGCTTGAGGAGATACCTTCATAGCTGATACTCTGTCGTACTCAGGCATAATGAAAGGTCCAACCATCATTGGGTCAGGGCCTAGTCTTCTAGGAGTAGATAATAGCATAGGACCTCCCATAACAGGGTCATCTTGAATTATAGGAGGTGGTATCCCTCCGTCATCTGGAGTTACTTCAGATACCAAAGAAGTTAATTCTCCTTCAGAAGCCCCTCCAATCCCTGAGAACTGAGCAGCATCAAGTAAGAATTCCTTAGCTTGTTCTACCGAGGTTATCTCTCTGCCTAATCTCTCTGATAATTCAGAGAAATCTCCTGCTTGTACTTTTTCGTAATCTATTCCTAAGTCAGCTGCTGTTTCTTCAGCAGTTCTGTATGGTAGCATTTCGTTAGAGACATTAAATTGGTCTATATCATAGCCTTTTTGTTCTAGGAAAGGAAGGAGAACCTCTTCATACTCGGTTCTGTTTCTATTGTACGCTAATGCATCATTACCAATATTAGATAGAGCTTCTTCACCTTCTTTCCCTCCCCTACTTAATTCATCTAAATCGAAAGTTTCTATGGTTCCTGGGTCAAACTCATCTCCAAATACATTATGAAATCCTGCAGGTAATGCTACCTGTCCAGTCTGTTTGTTAGGGTCTATTGAACCATCAGGCTGGATAAAACCAACTTGGCCTTCTAATTCAGGATTGTATTGTATTAAGTTTTCAAAACTAGACTGAAGTTGGCTCTTAGTTTGCCCCAGTGCCATAGGTCTGGATGAGCTACCCCCTCTAATAGTAAGAGGTAAATTAAACTTGCCTGTTTCAGGGTCAGCTTGTACTGTGCCGTCTTCGATAGCTTGCAAGAAAGGAGCTAAATCGGATTCTAGTTCTGCTATTTGAGCATCAATAGCGGCCTTATCAGCCCCTCTATAACCTTTTACATCGCCTCTTGATGAGTAACCTGTTCTATATCCTGCTTCTTGCCTAGTGTCCACACTAAAATCTTGAGATTCTACATCTCCCATATCTACTCGGAATATTGAGCCATCATCTGTTTGAATGGTAGAAACTTTGCCTGCTTCAAGCAAATAAGGTTTACCATCTACTATTACTTCATAGTGAGGTACACCTCCTATATCTACAGGTTCTGGATTATATTGAGTAACTGGTCCGTTCTGGTTAGCTGCTGTTTGCTCTTCACTAGGAGTAATTGGTGTGGATGCTACTCCCCCCTGGTTTCTTATATTTTCAGCTACTTTATAGGCATCTGGTACCTCACCTGTTCGATTAATATCTCTTGCTAAATTCATAGCATCCCCCCTACTAATAGCTGGTGTACCATCAGCAAATTCCCACATTTTAGTATCGGCATTGTATACTGGGTCTTTTACACCTTTAGGCCAAGCCTGACCCATTCTTGCAGCAAATGCGGATGCTGTTTCACCAGCATTTTGATATCCTAGCACTCCTCCTTCTTCCCAAGTACCAAAACGTTTGTGCCAATACAAAGGAGAAAATGGGTCTTTTGCTTTGGGAGAGTTTTTACCCCCCATTCTGTCCCAAAATCTTTTCTTTCTCTTAGGGTCTTTGTGAGATTTAAAATCTTTCATCCCACGGAAGCCACCTTTAACAATTTTATATCTTGTTTTGCCTCCTACTTTTTTACGTGCAAGGACTTCCCATTTGTGTTTAGCTCCAGAAGGTGCTCTTTTCTTTACACCTACTTTGGTGAATCCTTTGCTTCTATACCTTTGTGGTATACCTCCTCCGTCAGAATAAACACCAAAAATAAACTCATCAAGATTATCATAACCATCTTGCATAGCTTGAACCTCTAAGGCTTGCATATCATTCATATTGCCCACGTAAGGAGACCCCCCATCGAAGAAAACCTCTATGAGTCTTCCACCATTTTCAGCCATCACCTGCATAGTCTCAGGTCCTTGCTGTCCTGGTCTAGCCAAATTTTTAGGTTGTTTTGCCTCCTTCATCTGCTCATAATCAGACATCTCTTGCTCAGTAGGCTGGTCTATTGGGGGACGTTTTCTGATATTCTGATGATTCGGGTCACCCATTTGTTCAGCTTGCTTTCTAGTCTCTTGAACATTAAACAACATCTCAAAGACTTGATTCTCAAGTTCTTTCTTTTGATTTCGCTCTTGTTCTAGTTCGTAGATTTTATTAGCTAAGTATTCCTCATTGACTCTTTTAGTGTCCTTGTCTTTTACCTTATTATTTTCTTTTATCTTTTTAAGGTATTGTTCCATTCGAACAAGGATGGATTCCATTCCTATACTCTTCCTTACTTTCTCCATTGCCTTAGCAATAGTATCAGATGTTTTTAGAGTTACGCCAAACATATCCTCTAATCTATCACGTAATTCTTTACCAATCTTAATATTATCGGATAAAATTTTAGTTTCAGGGGGAAGATTCATAAATTCTCCCCCTTGAGCGTGTGATTTACCTTTTGGGTCTACTTGGGATATCTCTCTATCAGGATACTGTATAAATTCATTTTTCTCAACCTCAGCATTAACATCATGCTGTTCAGGTTTTGCAACACCCTTCACGTATCTACCTGATACCTGTTCTTCTATCTTAGTATTACCGCCATCTTGGTAATTAGAAAGTAAGTCAAGATTATAAAAATTCATACTTTAGTATTGAGATATATTAGCGTAATCTTTGAATTCTATTAAGAGGCATAGGTCTCATCATTTGGCCTAGTGGAGTTGGTCTCAAAGATGGTCCACCCACTGGTGCAATCCCTAATTTCTCTAAGTGGTAAGGCTCATTACTTGGTGCAATTCCTCTCATCATTTGGCCATCTTGATTTCGAGGTGGTGATACCCTAGTAGAATCAGGTACAAAGTAGTTTAATCCCTGATTAATCATATCTTGGGGAGTTCTAATGATTGCTCCTGTCATTGGATTAATCATGCCCCCAGTATATCCTGGTACACGTAGATTCCTAAGATAATCGGTGCCATCTTGGAACATAGGAGCAGTACCTCCACCAAGCATAGTGCTATCTTGAGAGGTAGGGTCATAAGGCATTGGTTGTACATTCATTATGCCTCCTTTTTGATATGAAGGTGGTGCCATCATATTTGGTCGCATACCAGTAAGTATGCCGTCTTGAGCAAAGTTGAATGCAGGTGCCATCTGTCCTCCGTTAGGAATATTACCTCCTATGGTAGGTGGGAAATATCTCATACCGTCCATAGCATTACCTCTAGCAGCTCGGATTTGCTCTCTAAGGTCTTTTATTTGCTGCATTTGATTGCTTCTAACCGCCTGATTATCTGCTCTTCTTTGCTGCCTGTCGTCTCTTCTAGCTTGTCTATCTGCCGTTCTTTGTTGAGTTCTTTCCAGTCTGCCTTCAAGCTTCTCAAGTCTATTGGCTCGTCTATTTTGTCTACGAGACGTTGGGACCGTTTGTTCTTCGCTCAGGCTGACTTTCTCTAGTTCATCTTCAGGCACAATGTCCTCGAATTCAACTGGAACTGTAGTAATGTTCTCCATTAATTTCCTTTTAGCCTCTTCAATATCAGCAGTTTCAGCTGTCTGTCTGACACTAAATGTTTCAGGTGAGCCTCCTGCAGCTAAATGTTCTTGTAAAAGTCTTCTAAGTTCTCTATTGCTATCAGCAGAACGGTCAGAATATTGACCTTTTTGGAAGTCTTTTATGTCAAGACCAACATTCTTAAATACTTTATAAGGATAGTTTGACCTATCTTTATTGTCTTCTGCAGTAGCAACCTCAGCTGTGCTTTCATCACCTGCAGCAGGCGCACTACCACCAGTTGTTGGAGCAGTAGAGGGCTGTGAACTTACCTCGTCATACACATCTCGAGCCTTATTTATTAGACCAAGTAAATCTTGCACTTCTTTTGAGCCTTGCATAGCTTGTCCAAATTGTAGTGCTTGTCCTTCAAGTTTTTTAAAGAATGGATTGTTGATTATGCCTAATAATCCTTGCATACCCTGCTCCCCTAGAGCTTCAGTACCCAAATTCATAACATCCTCCATGCTTATATTCTCTAATTTTTTAAGCTCAGATAATATTTGAGGGTTCTCCTGTAGCAAATTCTTAAAGCCTGAAATTAGTTGTGCATTACTCTGAGGAACTGAAATGCCTGCGCCCTCTAGTATACCAGTTACTTGGTTTCTTAATTGAGGAGCCATTTTATCTAAAAATGCAGGTAAATTTGCTCCACCTCCTGCTAATAGTTGTTCAGCATCAACACCTAGATTCTGAAGCATTTCTACCCACGCTCGCTCATTATACATTACACTTTGGTCTGAATTCATAAATTCAGTGGTACCTCCTTCGGAAGGAGAGCCAGCTACAGGCATTTGAAAATTAGGAAATCCTTCAATACTACTTGGGAAATTTCTGATGGATGGGGCAGCATTCTGATAACCAGGTACCATTCCTCCTATCTGATATCCAAATAAGTAAGGGATGTCAGGGTATCCTCCAAGGTTAGGAGTCATTCTTCCACCGTTTTGGTTAGTTACCATCTGCGAGTTGTCCATTACGCCTGAACCAATGTTAGCACCTTGCATGTCCATAGCGTTTCCTGAAGAATCTGAAACTGAAGATGAACTTACATTTCCTACTTCTGAAGTTGAGGTTACATCCCCTACGTCTGCATTTGCACTAGATACACCGCTTATATTTTGATTGAAATTTGAAGCACCTGCTCCCGATGCAATGATTCTAGAAGCTTTTCTCGGTCCGTACATAGCTGCAAGTTCTGCGTAAGAAAGAGGCTCTCCTGACATCATAGCCTGAGCTGCATTATTTCTATTCATCTGTCTCAGCTGTTTCTTAGAGACATTTTGTGGCGTATAAATTGTGGTGTTGAGTACTCCCATCTCTCCTTCATTTGGATAAGCAGTTACAACTGTCTCATCTAAGTTTGTAACAGAAGGTACGATAGTGGGGTCTGCATTTTGAAACTTAGGTGGGTTAGCTGTAGTATCTCCCATGAAATACTGCATACCTTTTCTGACATAATCCTCAAGCATAGGTACTCTTTCTCCTGTGGTTGGGTCAATCATACCACCAGTAAATCCTGGTACAACTAATCTTCCACCTTGATTCTTAGGAACTTTAGGTCCCATTCCTCCGTTTTGAAAACCGAAAAAGCCTTTTACAGTTTCAAAAGGTGTTTTGTATAGTCCCTTGTCTTTTAAATATTGTTTGTATTCTTCTAAGTCTTCAGTAGCTTCTTGCTGGATGGCTCTACGTTTGTCCTCCTTTGCTTGACTCTCATCAGTCAGAAAAGGATATATTATATCTGTTATACCCTCAGCAGCTTGAAAAATTTGACCAAACGGGAATATCCTTCCAGCCTGTATTACTCTATCAGTTTGAGCTCCCTCTCCAGCTAGATAATCATAATAAAGTCTTTTAAGAGCGTTCATGCTACTCATGTCATCACCTATACGTGCAGTCTCAGGTACTCTTTCAACATCTTGATTCTTAGAAACTTTAGGTCCTTTCTTTTTACCTTTAGTTTTAGCTGCTACGCTGTTAGGATTGAATCCCATGTCCATAACTAACTTAGGATTCTTCTTGGCAAGAGCCTGAAGTCCTTTGTTGTCTGCTGGGATTGGCTTCAAATTTTTACCACCATCAGCATATCTACCTGTGTATTTAAACTTTTTCATTTTTCCTCCGTTTTCCAGTGTGTTTATATTATTTAATTTATTAAGGTCATCACCTGCAATTATTGTGATTGACATTGATTGTTTAGATTTATTCGGTTTACCTAATATAGGGTCTGTTGTTATATTTTTAAATGAGTTTCTTAACATATTCTTTAACTCCATAGAATCAGCACATCTCATTGCTTCTTCTATAGAAGAGAACATTTCAGTTAAAGGGTTTCTGTCAAAGATACTTTTAGACATACAATGCTTGATTTAAGGGTATCTCTGTTACCATGTCACTATTAGGGAAATCATAGTCGTAACCATTTTGCATTATGACTGGTGTATCTCCGTTAGGCACAGCTAAAACATACTCAGGTAGTGGTCCACCTGCTTTTTCTTCATTCATAGTTATAGTACCTGTTGTAGGTACATTAACCATTTGATTAGGATATTCTACCAAACCGTTAGGTGAAACAGGTAGTTGTGGTTTTTGGAAGTACTTGGCAGTATTTCGTCCAATCACAACTCCTTTGGGAGGAGGAGTACCTTGGTTGCCACCTTGTGCCATTCCTCCTTTATTACCCCCCATCATCATACCATCTTGGCCAAACTCTGTTGCCATAGGGTCGTAGGTAGAACTTTGTAGATATGATTCTAGGGATGCTACGTCTCTGCCTTTTGTACCCCCTGTCATAATCCCTTGTCTTAATCTTTCTGCAGCTCTTTTTCTTGCATCTGCAGTGGCGATAGCTTCTGCCCTAGCTCCTTTCATTGTCCTTGCAGCTCCAAATCCAACCGAACCTAACCCTGCTCCCAACCCTATGGTTGATGCTAAAGGGCTTTCTCCTTGTAGTAAGCGGCCTGCCATTAGACCTGCACGAGCTGCTCGAGAAGTTAAATCATCGGAGCCTACCGCAGAACCTAAAGATGCTGCCATGCCAAACAGAGAATTTTGTTTTTTGGCTATGTCTTTCTGTCTTTCCTCTTCAGACACTATAGAATTATCAAAATCATCTTGATAATCAGGAATACCATCCCCATCGGAATCAGTAGTCATGTCTACAGGGCTACTTGCATCAGAGTAGGAAAAGTCTGTAGGTGTGGGGGTAGCAATCGATGGTCCTCCTAATACTCCTGGTAAAGCTTGATTGGTACCTTCACCTGCATCAATATCTATATAATCAGAAATACCATCCATATCAAAATCAGTCATGAATGGTGAAGGCTCTGGTACATTTGCAAAATCAGCATCTACTTGTTCCATTGTGAAAGGTTGGATGCTTGGTGTTTGAATTGCAAAAGGATTAAACATAGTAGGGCTGGCATTCTGTAAGCGCATAACACCTCCCATTCCTCCGTCTAACTTGACAATATTACCTTCAGGTGTATTGGGATTACTAGCCATATAATCTTCATAATACAGTTCGCTAAATCTTTCTTCAGCTGTTTGGCCTGGGGTAAAAGGTACTCCATAAGCTCTTCTTACGCCCCCGTAATGGTCTAAAGCAGTTTGAACAGCAGCTAAATTTTGTTCACCGCTAAACCCTCCTTGAGGCCCAGCCTGATATGTTCCAGGCATATGCTCATTAACCTTATTAATAGCATCCATCACTTGGGCATTGGTTAAATTTTCATAACCTTCTGAATCTAATCCTCTAGCCTGCATAATCATGTGAAGTTCAGCAGGGTTTATTTTACCTGACCCTGTGACTAATTCATACATTCTTTTTGCCCTTTCTGGGTTAACATAGTAAGTAGATTTAGGGTCACTTGTAAGACTGCTCATGCCATAATAATCCACCAAATCTTGAGGGCTTTGAAAAACAGTAGACAGGTCAAGGCTATATTGCTCTCCAACTCCAGAACGTGTAGCTGTGTTCCTAGTCCCTGACTGATTCACTCCTTTAGTTGCCTCATCTAGTCTTGTATAGAAATCTTGATTCTTAATAACTTTAGGGCCCATTCGTCCCCCCATTTTCATAGTTTCGGTTTCTTGGTATTCAGGTCCAATTGTCATTCTACCCTCGCTATCTTCTACTAAGGTGTAGCGGGTATCGCCAATCATGACAGTATTGTTTTTCTTGGCTTGCTCTGCTTTTTTAGCTGCGATGTACTCTTCTTCTGTCATGGGTTTTGTCTTTTTAAAAGAACCAAGCCCTTGCAAAAAAGCTCCTCCCAACCCTGTACTGGCCTCTATTATGTTTCCTAGTGCTCTAGCTTTACCTCTAGGTCCTTGCTCCATATTGTACCCTGCTCTAGCGAAAGCTCTTTCGGGTAAATCAGTAAAAGCTTGCATATACCCGCCTGCTGTGCCTATATTTCCTAAACCTAATAAATCTACAGCCTTAGCTATTTTATTCTCTCTGCCTTCTTCAATATTAGATAACCTTTTTTGTAGCCTATTTATCGTGTTATTCCTAACTTTTTGTCCTAATGTTACAGGCTTCATGTCTGGTGTTGAAGCTTGAGGAGGACCTGCAGGTTGCATGCCTGACGGAGGATTATATGTTGTACCTTCCGTGATACCATAGTATTGCCGCATGTAAGGGTCTTGTTGTGCAGAAAAAGAAAGGTCTTCAAACTTTAAATCAATATTATCTTGAGGTAAAGTGCTTTCTAATTGCTCTATGTAATTATCATCGAAGTTAACATCAGCAATAGGTATATTCTGCACAGTCCCCTCTGCGCCAATAGAGTTAGCATCTTGAAATTTTCTTTTATTAGTAAAGTTCCTGTACATATTGATTTAGAGAATAAATACGAATATAAAAAACATATTTGATATAACCAAATAATTTACAAATTATGACGTAAATTATCTTGGTGGAGAGCCTGCTTTTCTAAAAGGATTTTTACCATATGCTATGGCTGCAAGAGGATTTTCTTGGAAAAACCTACGGGATTTGTAGGATGTACCTATTGGTAAAGGGTCTAGCTTGTCTATATCTACTCCTAATTTTTTTTCAAGGTCTAGTTTTATTTTACCTCCTTGTTGGAATATTTCACTAATATCAAAACCCTGTTCAGCCATCAACTGTTGGATTTCTATTAAATCCTGTATCATTGGAAGGGCTTCTTCATATTCTCCCTCTTCTGGTTTGTAACCCATAACTGATTCAAATATTTGGTCACCGTAATTGTCTGCAACCCAAGGGTCAGACAAGAACTCTATACCAGTAAAGTCCTTCATTCTAGAAAATTCTCTGCCTGCAGAAATGCCTTCCTGGGCTTCTTGAGGAACGTCAAGGTCCTGTCCTGATACAAATTCTCCTATATTCTTAAGTGCTTTAGCCGTAGTACCTTGGTCTAAATACCAATCATACCAATCTCCATAATTTTCTTCTAGGTATTCTACATCATCCATAGCCTGAGCTGCATGAGTAAAACCACTATCCCTCAACGCATCTTGTATAGTGAGGTCGGGATTCAGAAGAATCTCCATTGCTATTTTTTGTTGATTTTCACTAGACTCAAGAGCCGCTAAATCTTTTTGTACTTCTGGGCTAAAAGTTCCTTGTGCAAATTCAATTTCCTCTTGTATAGGTTCAATAAACTTTTCTTCGAAAGGTTGTATGATGTTTTTATCTACAAAACCCTCAATAGGTTCTACAATATTTCTATTAAAAAATTCTCCTGTAGCTTCAAAAATATCTTTACCTTCTGCGGGTCTTACATACTCCCCTGTAAAGATATTTCTTCTTCCAGGCAGAACTGTCCCGCTACCAGGCGGTTGTACTTCTTTTTTCTCTTTAAAAATGTCGGGAGTACTTATTTCGTCTAATGATTGCGAAGAAAAAGAAGCAGCAGAATTAAGTATATCTAAATCTTCATTTACTGTTGGAGGAGGGGGAGTGTAATCAAGAAATCCTATTGGTTGAAAATCTTTCATTATACGGGTACCTTCAGGGTTCTTTGCCTTTGGAGCATCTTTAATATCATTCCCCATTTGCACCCAAAGAGCATTAATCTCTTCTTGAGATAAATTATCAAGATTTGAAGATTTTTCTGGTGTTTCCTCCACCTTAACTGTTTCAGTAGGGGCAGTTGGGAACATTCTTGATAAGGCTCCTCTTGTGCCATATCCCATTTTAACTAAATCATCTATACTCTTACCTTCGTTAATCATTCTTGCCCCCCTGTTGTAGTACCCAACAAACTTTTCGGGGGACATATTAAATTCAGCTGCTCTGGACTCTACATCAGACCCGCCTCCCCGACTACTAGAACTACTAGTGCTTCTGCTTGAACTTCGTTCAGGCGCAGTCCCCATTTCAGCATCAGGGAATAACTTAGATAAACCACTTACAGTACCTACTCTTCTGGCGGCTAACTCTTGTATAGTTGCCCCCTCATCAAGCATTTTTTGTACGTTTCTAGCGTACTCTGGGTTCTCGCCCATAGCTTCTGCCCTTTGCTCTAATGTTAGAGGTTCTGCATCTTGATGTCTTCTTGCCGTACCTCCCTGTTGGAAGTCAACAAAAGCAGGGTTAGAAGGTGACATAAATTCAACTTTACTAGGGTCTATTATTGCATCTCCTCTATTACCTACAAACTGTATGGTGTTTGTCTGTACAAAAGGTTTATTACCACTAGGTGGCATTGATACTATTTGTCCTTTACCTAGACTTTTTGCTGCATCTGGATTACGTAATAAAAACTCATATGGTAATTCTTGTCCAAATTGTCCAACATTACTGAAATTATCTCTCGTACCATAACGTATTCTGTTTAGTATATCAGTATTAGTTAGGTTAGTAACATCATCATTAAATATGGGGTACCTAAAAACATAGGGATTATCTGCATTTCTAATGTAATTTGTAGTAAAGTCTTTGTTTGGAGATGTGAACATAAATGATTTGCTATCTCCCGTGTTTTTCAATAAACCCTCTGTGTATACATTGCCTATCCTTTTGTAAGGAACTGATGAGCCCATATATGTTGTAAGTGCATCAACGTCCTCTACATCAACCCCTACATTTGTTGCGGCTTGTCTGAATCCTGGGTCATTAAATGTATTAGGATTTACATCAATCGCTCTGTATGTTCTGTTTCTTAAATTATAATTCTTCATTAAGTCATCTACATTATTAATGTCTAGCCCTAATGATTTTCCATAATCTATATCCGATTGAAATAATTGTCTATTTACTCCTCTAAATTGAGGAGAAGGAATATTGGTAGCTCCTCTCGCTATCGTAGGAGCTGCAGATGCTCCCCTCCTAAAGAAATTTTTTCCATATTGAAATCCTTTTCTAGCCAATTGAGCACCTCCTGTAGCATTTCCTAAAAAGGGTATCATAGAGCCTAGTGATAGATTTCTGTTGAAATTATCTCCTTCAAGATGGTATAACCCTGCATCTAACAAGTTAAAAGGTTCTCCAAATACTGGAACCATTCCCAAAGTACCAAGAGTAGTGTGTATTTGTGAATTTAAACTATTGTAGTTTATGTTTTTAGGAGGTAATTTTTTATCTTGCCATAATAAAGGGTCCCATCTCATTTGATACCTAAAATTATTAACATCAGCCCTAGCATTATCAACACCTGGTCCAAAATCCCTATCTACGTTAGACTGTATACCTTCATTATATGCTATATCTTGGTCCATAGCCGCCAAACGTTCAGGATTCATAAGGTATCTTTGATACTGTGCATCTCTAAGAGCATCTAATTTTTCTTGCCTTTCGGAGCCTGTGTAATCTGTATATATGCCTCTTAACTGATTCGCTAATGCAATGTTATCTTCTGCACTGTCGAATCCGTACTGATAATTTTTTATATCCTCTCCATACAATGCAAATGTGTGTCCTGGGGTTCCAGGAGAATAACCAGCAATAGGCTTTTTATCTAAATCATACTTCCTATAGTAACTATATGGAGCCAGGGTGTTTCGGTCTATCTCTTGTTGTCTTTCTTTTTCCTCGTCAATTCTTGCTTGAGTTTCTTGTGCTATTTGGCTTTGTACTATTGCATCTGCATTTGTTCTATTTCTAGTAGCTTCTCCATAGAACCCTTGCCCTCCTGAAGTTGGTGCAGAATATGCATTACTTCCTCCCCTATTTCTCTCATCATACAAATTATTATTTGGTCTATCTAGACCTTCCCCAAATGGGTCAACTGTAAAATAATTTTGATGTCTAGCTACAGGTATAACTGTACCGTTTTCAGCCTTAGTTAACTTTTTATTTAAATCTAGTCTAATCATAATTAATAAGCATCGTAAAGTAGTGAATCGGAAATGAAGTGTTCAAAGATATACTTGAGTCGGGACTCATTATTCTGAGATAGCCTAGCAATGAGATACTGTCCTCTAATATGGTTTTTGAATGTAGGTTGATAGTTAAATGCTGTTGCATTTAGGCTCTTACCTACATTGTTTACTGCATGATTCCATATTGGTAAGGTATGATTCTCTCTAAGGTTATCTAGGAAGAAGTTTACTGACCAAGTATAGTCTGATTTAGTAGCTAATATATCAACTCCACTACCAGTAAATCTAGGTAATTCAATCAATTGTTGTTGATTGTTCTGTTGTTGAGTTATAAGGTTTAGCAAACCTGTAGATTCTCTGTCATTGTAGAATACAGCTGTATCAAAGTTTTCAGGGAAATAGTGATAATCATACTCATTGCTGTATCTCCTAACATCAAGTCGATACGAGAAGTCTTCGTACATTCTTGTGTTGTAGTTCTGCTTCACAGGTACCTCAATAATCCAAGGGTACAGTGTTCCGTAGTATACTTGGAACGTTTGATTACTACCAAGTAAGTGATTCCAAATACCTGAATTAGAACCGAAATTAAGTCCTGAAGAGAAGTAGTTATTGTGAGCTACATAATAGTTAGGTAAGAACGAGTGGAAAGACACCCATGACTTTGTAATAGGACTATACGATACAGTCCAAGAAGCAGAGTCAAATATGTTTGGATGAGTTTGTGGGTGTACTAAAGTCGGTCCTTCGCAGAACGGAGATGGAGAAAGATACCAAAAATCTAACTTTTCTTTATCATCTTCGTATCTAACGTCAATTGTGATAGACCCTCCTGGTACACATGGAAGTGTTTCTTTAGGTCCATCGTATATAGTGATACCTGATTTTACTTTGGCATCTAGCTTGGTGACGAATAATCTTGAGTATCTATCATCCCATACCATTGATATGCCTAATCCTTCATATGGATTGTCTATCATATTGTCTGATATGTTAGGGAACTGTTTCTTTATTCTAAATGGAAGATTTTCTCTAAACCAATTACCTAAGCCATTCTGAGAAATCTCTTGCATACCTGCACCTCCTGGTTGAACAGAGTATACTCTGCCTCTCTTGGCATCAACCCAAAAATGTCCGTACTGGCAAGTGGCAAACGCTGTGTGTTGAGTTCCTCCGTACCCTAGGTCTGATTTAAAGTACTCTTGGGGTCTATTTGCAAATATACCTGCATTACCAACCAAATAGTCATCGGTTGTAGCTTGGATAGTGCTGTATGCATTAAATACTACCACACCATTCTCAAATAAACCTAGAACCTTAGCAGACTCTATACTATGCAGGGCTTTCAAAGGTCCGTACTTGCTACCGAAATCGTAGAAGTTATTAGCCAAAAAGACTCTGTAATTATCTAAGAGGTCTTGCTCGTTTGTATCAGGCAATGAGTAGATAGTTCTATCATAATGGTCAAATCTACAATTAAACTCTGCTGGGTCATAATTATCAGGTAAGTACCTGTATCCAACTCTATCATTCTCAGTAGAGTATACATTCCAGTAGAAATATTGATTGTCTTCTCTAATAGGTACTACACTTTCTTGAGTCCAGTTATAGAAGTCAGACTGAGCAGGATAATATCCTTTGTCTGTTTCGTTCTCTCCGTATCGGAAATCTAGGTTCATGGCTGACTCTACCATAAATCCTGGTATACCGTAATAGTACAAGTAAAACTTGGACGGAGGAACAATATATTTGTTACCTTTCGAGAAACAATCTAACTCATAGTCAGACACCATATTAGGTATACTACCTAGACTTGTGCTTTCATCCCTCTCACTCATTCGGTAGTTTAAGTAATACTTAGGATACCCAATATTTCTAACGTCTTGATAGTTAAAAGGTATGAGGTCAGGTAAAGAATTGTTACCATCTATCATAGGTGCTAAGAAGAATGGGAACTTTCTTTTTATGTAGAATCTATTGATGAATGTATCTCCTCCATAAACTATATCACAAGAGTTGTCTGTTCCCAACTTGCCACAGTATGAAGTGTATATGTATCTCAAATCATTTATGTTTCCATGCTGATTTGGGATAAACTGCTTTAATGAGACATAAGGAGATGCAATACTTCTAGTAGTTTCTGGTGTTCTATCCCCTACATTTACACAAGTGTGGTCACTAGCTGCATATCTACTATTGTCTCTATTTCTTATAGCGGCAGGTGGTTCTAAATTAAATGAGTAGTTAAAGTTAGAATCTTGTTCTAAAGTAGATTCTACTTCGGAACCTAGACTTAAGAATACAGAAGACTCTCTAAAGGTATTGTTTATGACAGTAGGTTGACTGTCAAATGCTTCGTCTATTCTGTATCTACCATCTTTAATATACAGTCTTTCTTTTAGTCCTCTAAGCTTATCTCCCACCAGTCCATAAGTATTGAACTCATCGTTGTTTGCTCTAGAGAATTGATTGTAATATCCTACTGAGGAATAATAGTAAGCAAAGTTATGTCGCTCTCCTCTATTGTAAAATATTTCTTCCCACTCCACTCTTCTTCGTCTACCTGCAGGTATAGAACTCGCCACAGCAGAACCAGCAAGTATGGCCCAAGCTATCCAAGCTGCTACCTTACCAATAGGTATCACACCTCCTGAAGCTTGTTGGACCTGTATAAAAAGTTCTGTACTCAATGCAAGAACTTCAAAAGACGTTTCTGTAGCCGCTAGTATCTTGGCCAACCTATGTGCTCTTGGTGATAGTACTGTGAAGACAGGGTGATTCTTTACAGCCACAAACGACCCTCTACTCTGCCCCGTAAAGTGAGACTCCACATACATTTCAAAAGGTAGTATAGGCTTATCAAAGCTAGTCTCAGGAGAGTGGAAAGTATATTTGTAGTTAGATTTACGAGCTGCCCCAGCTCTTGAATTCCTAAAAGGGTGGGGGATGTATTCAGTTCTGTCTTCGTCTTGATACAATAACTTGTTGTTAGAAAGGTCATTGTAAGGGAAATTACTAAACCAAGCATTATTGTCTGTGTTAGAGTCTTCTGTAGAAAACTCATACTCAGGATACTGATACATATCATACAATAACCCTTTGGCTATAACAGACCTATCAAATTTAGTATCCCCTCTAAATATTTCGTAGTGAGTTATAGAATCCCTAAACTCTTGATTTATGTAATTATTATTTACAGCAATATCAAGGAAAGCCTCAATTACTTCATTATCCAAGTGTAATCCAATAGGGAATATATTGTTTTTTCTGAATGGTATAGCATCTTGGTCAAATGCAGGTGCTGTGTTGAAGTCAGGGAACTTGAAGTGCCTAATTGGCTTACAACTAAAGTCAGCAGCATCTGATAATACGTAAGGCTGTCCTGCAGCAGGGGCACCATTTGTAAATACGTTTTGGAACTCAGTCCTGATATCAGGTGGGATGTCTGCCTCGGTAATCACCACGCTTTGACTATCATACAAGAAATTATTGTTTGGATAGTTAAGGGTAGACTCCCAATATGAGAAGTTACCATATTCAAATGGTACAGGATTGCAAACTAAGTCTTCATACACTTTAAAAGGGCATCTAGTCTCAAATACACAAGTTTTCTCTAGGTTTATTGCAAGTTCTCCCCCATTTATCAATTCTATCTTGTCTATTGGAGGATAATCAGCTTTTATATTTAACGTACCCCAAGTACCTGAAGCATAAAAATACTGTTTTGTATGATTAGCCTGTAGACCAGCAGAGCCTAACCCTGCGCCACCATAGTCTGACCTATTGTTCCGTCCCATATGAGTGACTGAAACAAGAGGTGTGTCCACTGCGACTATTATTTCGTCTACACCATCAAACATAGTAGGGTTATCAGCTAAGTGGATAACTATTTTATTTATATCTCCATCAGGTATTCTTCCACCAGAAGCCCTTCTTGAGCCCATTCTATACAAAAAAGAATTTTGGTCTATGAATGGGTCGTTACCTGTATATCCTCCACATCTTTCCCAGACAGTATTAGTGTTGTCTATATTAGGTATGGTATGGGCAAACGCATCAGTATAATCAATATCACAATTTTTATATAGGGAAACTCTAACAAAAGCAGGATACCACAAACAATCTTTTTTGTTTTTAGCCTTTGGTCCGTTTGCTATATCGGATAGTGATATAACCAAAGTGGGTTTTGTTTTATCTACTTTTATTTTGAAGAATATCGCATTCCTACCTAGAAATCCCTGATTAGGTAAAGCTGGGAATGGGGTAAAGCTTGTTAACGCTCCCCCTATAAAACTTCCACTAGACCCTCCCGACCAAGAAATAGACTGATTCTTAGTGAAAAACCCACCTTCAAAAATGTCGCCTTTTTGATAACAATTATCTTTTTTTATTCTATCGCCAAGAGGTTCTCCTGTTAATACATCTATAGGAAAAGTTATATTACCTGCATTGAATGGTTGATTTGGAAATTTTCTAAACCAATTATGAGGAACTTGAGTGGGATTTGTACCTATTACTCCTGGTGCTGCAAGACTTCTAAACGGAAGCTCTTCTGCTGTTCTAGATATGAAGTCAAGTGCTCCCCCAAATCCTGCAGGCAACGTGTTATCTACTAGTTGTATGATTTGATGATAAGGAGAATTTGTATCTAAAGGAATAGGTGTGTCTGGACTTGTAGAAAAGTTATCGGTGTTTATATCCAATTCAGGAAATAGTGGAGATATGTGGAAAGTATATGGATATGTTCCTTCTCCTTCGTAATTTGTAGCTAGAAACTGAGCATCATCACAGCTGTCTTTACCAAACAAAGATTTAGTTCTTTTAAAAACAAAATCGTGTTTATTGGTGTCTTTTCTATCTGCTACCCAAAATTCGTACTCATCAGTTTCATTTTCAGGGTTATCGGGGTCAGGGCCGTACTTAATCGCATTATCTTCATTGTCGTTTTTAGGGTCACCCTCACTATCAGTCTCTACAAAAGAATCTACATCAGGTGTAGGGGGTCTTGATATGTCTTGGCATTTTACAGGAACCTCATTTAGTTCAGGTGTAGCTCCATTAATTTCGTCAAAAGACAAAAAGTCTACGATTTCATCAGAAGGACTTAAATCATCTAAATCACATCCTTCATCAAACAAGCTCTCTGGGGTATCTGGGTCACAACAAACCACTTCTCCCTCTTTTAGCCCACCTTCTTTATAGCTATCTTTTAGTAAGAAAGCTAATATAGCTTTTTCTGCAGGTGTGCCAAGCAGATAGGCTCTTTCAATATCTTCCTGCCTGTCATTTACAAAGTTAAAGAAAGTAGTATAATCATACTCGTCTTCATCTACATCTATTACTATAGGTGCGTTAGCTTGATTTATTCTAATAGAATTATCTCCTATTCTATCAGTAACACAAATTCTTTCTACAAGTTTGTAGACTGTAGTGAAGTCTGCAGTTGAGCAGTTAGCGTTGGGAATCGGGCCTAAGTTAGTGGCTGTATTGTAGAACTGCCACTTATAAATTCTTTCTTCGTTTGCACATCCATTATTACCGTTCTTTAAAACAGAATAAACATCGTTTATCCAAGGACTAGTTGCCAAATTAGTTCCATATGCAGGTAAATCAAGCTCTAAAGCTTTCTTAGATGAAGCGTTTGCAATTGCTTGTATAAGAGTCGCTCCATGTGTTGCATGGTGACTATCAAAATACTTATCACCAAGGTCTGTAGCTACTCTAGGTATTAGTGGGTATACTGGAGTTTTGTATCCTTGGTTAGTAACGAATCTAATACCGAAAGGCACTACTTCATCCCTCATGTACCCCTTAAAAGAACCTGTGCCTCTAGTAGTTTTGTATAAGCCTTCTTCTGAAATAGCTGTTCTCCATTTTGCAAACTGCCCCATAAAGTTGACAACAGGTTGCAAGTTAGGGTCAGGGCGAGCCTCAAGGTCAGAAAAGAATAATTGATTGTTTGCTTGCGTTACTGTTTTAGCTGTTAGGTAGTCAGGTAACTCTCTTACTAGTTCTCTAGCATCTATAGGTTGTAACTCTTGACTTCCTGAGTAAAGTAATTCACTAGTAGACGTTGGGAGGATATCTACTACAAAAGCATTCTCTGCTCCATCCACAGCGTTTCGCTGTAATACTGCTACTTTATAGTAGTCAAAAGATGGGTCTAAATTATTTATCTTTAGTTTTATAGATAAATTAGTTAGAGTGTCTAATTCAAATTGTTGATAAACTTCTCTGTTTTCATCGTTTATAGAACAGGCACCCGAAGCAGCAACATAGTTATTTACGAGGTTACCTTGGGAGTCACAGTACCCTGCAAAGAAAAGATACTGACCGTGCCTTGTTTTACCTCCTACAACACTACCAAGAATATCTATGCAAAGTTTCTCACTACTTGGTAAAATATTTAGTTTATCGCAGTTAAAACAAACAGTTACTTCCTTTCTACCGCAATCACAGGCGGGGTCTGTGTCGTCATCACAAAATACAGTTTTCTTATTATACTGCTCAGGCTTTGCAACTTCTACTCGTCTTCTAGGGTTGAGGTCATCTGTGAAATATAATACATCCCCACATTTTTCTTGTTTGATTATTGAGGATATAGGATAGTTAACATTGAAACCTAGGCACCCTGCCCCTTCGGAACTTCCTTGACAGGGCTTGGTCCCATGGTCAGCTATTAATGTCACATAAGTACAGGTAGCAACTTGGGCTACGCTTTCTAACCCACTAGAAAGTAAAGATTTAATGTCGCAGTCGCATTCTTGTATTGTGTCTGTGAAAGATATTTGATTCTCGAGGTCAGCTATATAACCTATTTCAGACTCTCTAGTAGTTGGATTAGTTAAAAAGAAGTATGTCCTTTCCCCTGTGTTGTCATGCTGTACCCCAATAACGTGAAACCCCTCAACAAACTTAGAGCAAAGAATATTACTTTCTTCGTTCTGTAAGTTAACAGAGTCTCCGTCTTGACCTTGAAAATTAGCGTTGAGGGCATGAATATATGAATTTTCATTTAAGGACGTTACGTGAATGTCCTTATTCATGCCTTGTTTAGCTACTCCGACTTCTCTTTGTGGCTTCATTAGAATCTAAATGGATTTGGATTTTGGAATGAACCGTAACCAGCAGCAGGTCCTGAAGCATCATAGTTCGATTTGATTGAACCTAAGTTAACATCATACTTGTGCATTCGGAATCTATTAGTCCCCATTGCTCTAAATAGAGCAACCATATCAATATTAGATGTGTCGGCTTTTGCTTTTGGTTCTAAGTCTCTTTCAAACTCAAAGAATGCTTTGTATATTCCCTGTTTGTTAGGGCTGTCATCAGATAGCATAGCATCTTCAAGTATTTTTCTTTTTACGTGGTACTCTAAGTATTCTTCTAGGTAACCATTCTTAGTAACAGGAATCACTGGTAGACAGTCGTCATCCATCGGGATGCCGTAGTACTGTAGGTAGATAGTCCCTTTCTTGAAATTAGCGTACACTGTCTTACCCTTTATGTTTATAGAGTAAGGACTGTCTTTTACACTTCTATTTATGCAGTTAGTCTCACACTGACTTCTTATAAGGTCTTTACCTAATCTTACATAAACGGGATTCTTGTAGTAGAAAGACATCTTTGTATTTTCTAAATAAAGATTTTCAACTATTCTTTCTACGCAGTCTCCTTCCTTACATTGTGGGGTACATTCTTCGCAAAGTCTATCTTCAAAACATTTTAGTTGCTCTCCATAGATTCGAGACTGTACTCTAGAAAGGTCGGAGTCTTTAGGTATAGATGCAAAGTCAGGCTCACAAAATACTGCAAGAACTAAAGAAGAAAAGTTTTCAGGTACTTCTCCCCTATAATCAGAAATATGGATAGTTCTTTCGTACTTATCCATAATGTTTCTGCCAAAGTTCTTTAACTTCATATACACCCACCTAGCAATAGATGCTTCATCCACAAGATGTGGATTATCTTTGAAGTAATTACCAGCAGTAATATCAGCGATGAACTGTTCTAGTGGGGTGTAGGCATTTTGTTCCATTACCGATTATATTTTTTACGTTGTCATAGTGGCAAAGGTACTGTGCTCCATCAGAACAGCGGTCTCTCCACTTTTTCTTTTGTTTTCTAGTTAGTTCAAATGATAGGCCACCAGGAAATAATCTATTAAATAGTTTTCCAAAGAACTGAGTGTAGTATACTAGTCCTCCTGTTTGGAATGTGGTTTGATTCGTTAAAGGTATTTTTACCCTCTTATTGTATGCAGGGAAACAAAAGTACCCTAAACCATCTAAAACTACTCCATTTGGTTGCTCCACCATGATGTCTCCTACTAACTCAAAGAAGTCATCTCTTATCTTTCTCCATTCTTGGGTAGTGTACCTACCTTTCAAGTCAGGATTATCTCTCATCACATTCCTTGCAAAATGTTTGTCTCCTAGGACATTTACTGGTTTACCCCAGGATGATGCTTTCCTATCTCCTCTTTTAAATTTACTCATACTACTTCGACCTCATACCAGGACCCATCTTCTGATTAGAATCTAAGTCAGAATTTTCATCAGCAGGTATTGATTTATATGTTGTAGTTATATGTTGGATTACTTGGTCCTTCACTGTAGAGATATATTTGTTTGGTATAACAATATCAAATTCATACGGGGTAGCACAAGCATCTACCTTCTGCCCACATTCAGTAAAAGACTCTGCTTCTAATTTATCTGTGAACAAGGCGTTAACGGTTACAATTTCAGGAGTGCTGCCTACCACGTACAAATAGCCATTTGCTAAGTAGAAGTAACTAGCAGCATTTTGGAATTTTCTTTTTTGCTGAGTTTTAAAATCAGCAAGGGTTCTTAGTCTTTGGTATTCAGTTTCACCTGTGATGTTGGAAACTGATATAATGATAGGACCTATGGAAGAATTGAATATATCAGGAAGCTTGCAAGTAGTTCTCATTATCTTATCACACTTTCTAAACTCTGCTATCTCACACTTGTCAGCTCTTATTCGTTCCATCTCTACACAAGTCACCTCAGTGAAGATAGAACTATCTCTGAATACGTCTCTTAAAGGTCTTTGGGATAAAATATAGCTAGTATAATCTTTAGCTAGAGAGTAAATATACCTATCGCTAACACGGTCATCCTTATTTATGGCCTGGATAGAGTTACTTACGTCTGATATGAACTGATATATAGTCATTCTTCTAATTTAATAAATATATATGATATAACCAAATTTCTTACAAAAACAAAGAGGGCTCCAAGAGCCCTCCTGTTATGGGGGAAAACCAACCAAAACCCCTCATTATTCATCAATTCGATAAGCTACAAAGCTATCAAAGTATATTTTATAGTTTTTAGCACCCGTTAATCCAGAAACTTCTACCTGTCCTGGAGTACCAGAGGTTGTACCATTTATTGTTAGAGTCATTGTTTCCCAAGCACTATCAGTTACATTTCTAACTGTGAATGGGTATGTTTTGTCTCTGCCAGAGCGATACCCAGCAGGAAGAGTAAATAACTGACTATTAACCCCTGCAGCACTGTCTACAACCCCTCTAAACTCTACTCTCTTGTCCCCCCTTAATCTAAAGCCAAGTGCTGTAGTCCCTGATGAAGTATAATCAGCGTTTGCGAATGCTGGTGAAGCTCCTCCGAAAGCATTGACTGCGGTGAAACTTTCATCTTGAGGTAAGACATCGTAAGGTAATGTACCAGTTTGGTCTAAGTCGGGTACAAACTGTACGTCCCAAGAGGCTCCATCATAGTATGCTGTAATAGTATGATTTTTGTTTCCAAGTACGCTAGGCATTGTAGAACCGAAGATACTGATAACAACAGGAGAATTTAGTGTTGCATCAGCTAAGTATCTAAATGTAAAGGTCATACCTTCTACTGGTGTACCTGATACTGTAAAAGAGTGGTTACCTACTGGAGTCACAGGTGCTGAAGAATATATCCTGTAAGAAGTAGTTCTAGACTCTACATCTAGGTTAAAGGTGTTACCTCCACTTACTATTTCAAAACTTTCTTGTTTTTTTATTAAAGGCATTTCTTATGATTTATAATGGACTATTGTCATAGTTTGTGCTACTATGTTACCTGCTGAAGCAACATCTGCTAATTGGATTTCTATATCATTAAGTATAGTGAAATCAATTGAAGACATTGCTTCTGGTGTACCAGCTGCATCAGTACAGGGGATGGCATAATTTGGTAAATAATCGTAGGCAGCTCTTAGTGAAGTAGCTGTTTCTTTATTTACCTCTACGGCTAATGTACTGGAGCTACTTCTACGTAATTTTATATCTAATCTAAACAAAGCTTCTGATTTTGTGCTTTTTGCTAAAAATGTTTGGAGAGAGGGTAGTCTTCTAACTAAATCTCTACCCCCAAAACGTAACTTTACTGCATTGCCATCAAGAGTGAAAACTCCTCCTGAAGGTCCTGTAAATAAGACTCTTATGTGTAAGTACTCTCCATCAGCATCTAAAGTGTTCGCTGGTAGCGGGTATTCAAAACCAGAAGCCGTTGTAAAAGAAGTAGAAGTTGAGGCTTGGGGTGTGAAATTTGTGTACAGGATAGCCATATTATCAGCACCATCCGTACCATTCGTACCTGCAGCACCAGTTGCACCTGTGGCACCTGTAGCCCCTGTGGCTCCCGTGGCTCCCGTTGGACCTGTAGGACCCGTTGGACCTGTAGGGCCAGCAGCACCCGTAGCACCTCTTAAATCTCCTGTAGAAAAAGATGTACCATTGCTGTAGTTAAATGTTAAAATACCAGTACCAGCTGCATAGGAGGTAGAAGCCACTCCTACCCCTGTAGCCCCTGTTGGACCTGTTGGCCCAGCAGGGCCTGTAGCACCTGTGGCACCAGTCGCTCCTGTAGGTCCAGTAGGTCCTGTAGGACCAGCGGGCCCTGTTGCACCTGTGGTTACATTTGCACAAATAGTATCTACAATTGTTTTTATAGCACTATCATAGTATGTCCCTGCAGGGATAGTCTTTACTCCACAAACATTCAATGCGTTTGTGAGTCTAATGCATTTATCATCAAGTAAATGACTGCATCCTAGACTACCACAATTACATCCTGTCTTACAGCTTGAACTACTGCAAGTACAACTACTGCAACTTGAACTACAACTGCTACAAGTGCAAGTACAACTGCTACTACTGCTACAACTCATTTTTCTTCTTTTTCTAGTTTAGGTAGATTCTGTAGTTGATTTAAAATTGTAATTACTTTTTGAATAGGGAAAGTGTCTTGCTTACTATTTAGTATTACTAATTTTATATCATTCATCAGATTGTTATCTATAATAAATTTTTCCATTGGTTTTTATTTATCTTAATTAGATAGTGTCCAACTAACTATTAGATTATCGGTAGGAGTCAATGTTTGACTTACTTGCCATCCTACCACAAGTAAATTGGTACCCTTAGCTATACCTCCTGTAGGAACCGTAAATTCTTTTCTAAAACAGGTTGTGTACATGCTTCCTATCTGAGCAGTTTCTATATCATAGTTAGGAGTCTCAGATGCTTCTACTAACTGAGTTATTGCTGTGGCAGGTGATGCACAAGCTGTAAATCCTACAGCAACTTTACCGTTAATTTGAACATTGTTTGTATTTGTAAACGTACCTGTAAGGACTAACTTGGCTCCTGCTGCAATATCAAAAGGAACAGGAATACCTGCCATTCTTTGGTCTGAAGCATTACTGAACGCTGTTGGTGCAGAGTCAAGTCCCTCTGTGTAAATATTTTGGTCCCACAAGTTTACCCCTGTAGCTACCTCACCAGCCCATCTGTACTCATCATCAGAAGTGATAGGGAAGTCGTTAGTGCCATCAGTTGCAAAAAACTGATTAGAGGCAATGTGACCTGCCTTACTATTCAAAGCTAAAAGAACTGTGTTAAGGTCCTGGCAATTTAGATTGTCACCAATATTAGGTAAAGCAGATGTAACGGTAATACATCTATCGGGTAATTTTATTTTACAAGGCGTACATACACTATTATCACAATAACAAGTATCGCAATTTTGTACAGTTACTTCATTACAAGTTTTACAAGCCATTTTATTATTATTTTATGATGAGCAACAAGTGCAAAGTTTTGAGATAATAGCATTTAACAATTCTTCTAAGGTTGCAGGGTCTGGGTCACAAGTCCCACTAAAACAACCAATAGGAATGTTTATATTATCAAAATTAAGAGTAGGAATGTATTGTAAGTCATCAAAATCAGGTAACTCATCTAATGTTGTTTTTATCGTGCAAACTTCTGAAGTTAGTTTGTTCAAAACTTGGATGGGAGTGATGTCAGCATCTGCTGTAGGAGAGTAGTCAAGGCATCCTTTGACGTATGGTCCCCCAGTAGCACCTGAAATGTCTCCTGCCATGTCTACATAAGTCTTATTGATAAGAGCATATATGTCTGTTATGGCTGCATCTAAGTCAGTACAAGTCTCTCCTGCTAAACTAGAAGGTGCGATGAAGTCATGTTCTACATTCACACAAGTAGCATAGATAGATTGCCCACAAGTATCGCTATATTTATAACTATTACAACTCATTTTTTATTTTTTTCTAGGTATATATTCATTTCTTCCAACATGCAATCGGTCACTTTGTAGTCACAGTCAAGGTCTTGACAGATAATACTTTCCATAGCCTTTACTACGAAGTAATCAGGTATGTTGAAACTATACTCCATATCAAAGATATATTTATGAAGCAAACCATCAGACTTGTTCTGATAGTGCCTCTGTATCTTTTCGTAGATAGAGTCTTGGGTATTAATATGACGTTGTAGTGTGTCCATTTCCGCAGTCTTCTCCGCAATCGCAGTTTTCTAAATCTTCAACAATATCTACTGCTAAATCATACTTTCTTTTAGCAGCTTTGATATTTCCAAAAAGCAAGTCAGCCTTGGCTCCTCTAACCATAAACTCTGCTTGCATTATTTTATTTAAACAGCTAGAATCAGGAACGCACTCTAGGTTAAGACCCATAACTTGTTTCTGTATTCTTAATTCTAGCTTAACAGTTCTTAGGTAATTTCTTTCGTAAGAAAATTGAGTACCCTCGCATACATAGATTTTTATCTTGTAGATACCATCTGGAAGGTCAGGTAAATCATCATCACATCCACTGGAACAACCATAGTTCAAAGAGGATGCGTTGTATGTCATCACTTTATTTTTACCGTAAGGATGTGTTACCGCTTTCTTAGAACCAGGAATAGTTACATCTATATACGTAGGCTCATCTACTAGATGTTTCCATACAGATATATCTGCAATAATTAGTGTCCTAGCATCATAGGTAGGAAATACTTCAAAATTTAATACTGGGTCTAATCCACTGCTCATTTCAATAGTTTAATAGTCGTTACTAAGGCTCCAACCTGTAGGAAGTTAAAACCTAAAGATGTCATCCCGACTGACCTCCACCGATACCATTTTCTCACCGCCTTCTCTAGTTTGTCTTCAGTAACATCCGTATACTTTTTGAAACTCTTTTGTAAGTCCGTAGCAATTAATTTTAGAGAGTCTAGGTTTTCCAAAAGTGTTTCGTACTCCATCACAAACATATCAATGTTCCCTACAAGTGCATTGTAGCTTATTGTGAGAGAGTCTTTTATTTCGTTCAATAAAACATTTTCTCTACCTATCTCAAGAAGCCTTTTATAGTCGTCAGCATAGAACATCACATACGTGGTATCATCAGCTTCAAACCTAAAGACCTCCATTGTCTCCACTATATTCGGGGATTCCTGAGAGTATGCTGTCCAAGGGAGTATTGCGAATAATAATAAGAGTAGAATCGGTTTCATAAATGTTTTCAGTTAGTAGGTTTTCAAAATTGGTTAATTCATTATAAATGCTTATTTGCAGACTGTCCATTTTAGACTGACTGCTTTTTATGTCTTTGGTCATTTCAAGAAGAGCATCAAGCTCTTGCTCTACTTTCTTACGCTTGTTGATAATGTCTTGGTCTATGTAACTGTCTTTTGAGTTGCAACCCTTAGTAAACAGTATTCCTATCAAGATACATAGGATAGAAAGACGAAGGAGAAAGTCCAATATCTTGGCTCCTCCACGCTCTTCGAATTTACGTAAAATATTCTTAATATCCAAATTCATTACAATATGTTTTGTATCTGACTGATGACGTTCCTGATTGCATCAAAATCCTCGTCATTTAGCGTTGCACCCATGTGAACGTCAACAGCCAAGAAGATGTAACAGAAATTGTTTTTATTGTGGATTTCCTTTACATGGAAGCAATGAGTTTCCCCGACTTTTTGTGCTACCAATAAAGGACGAAGTAATCCTTTTTTATTCAATTCCTTTACACTTCTCTTAGTTTTGCCATCTTGATATATTTCTTGTACCATATGTATGTATTCGTTATCAAGAGCTTGTTTGTTAAATGTGTGAGTGAATTCTGTAGGGTTAATAATTGTTCCATACAAAAGTCCCTCTGGTTTTACAACAGTTCCACCGTTAGATACGTGAACAAGAACTGCTTTGTTTATGTTTGCTCTATTTTGTAAGAGCCTAGCTAATGTGTCTAGATGTAGTTTTGTAGACACTACCTGACCGAAGTTTGTCTCCTTCCTCCACTTCTTTGGTAGCATATATTTAAAGGCATCGAAGTTTGAGCTTACCACCCCTAGAATTCCACCTACAAAAACACTCAAAAGCCCTATAATGGCTATCCATAATTCAATCATATTTTCTTATTTTATGCTCCGTCATGTGCCCTTAAAAGGCTTAAATTAAAAGATATTGCTTCCGCTGTCAAATCAAAAGTACCTGAACCTTTAAACCTTACATCTAGTTTGTCACCTACTTGTAGATATTTTAAAAATGTTACTGCAAATGCACCTGATGCACTAACTCCTTGAAAAGACCTTATACTTTGACTTTCTGGTACTTCAACATCATTGTGAAATACCCCAGTTTCTACATCTACATTATTTTGGCTAACTGATACCGCAAACGCCCCGACAAATTGATATGTTCCTGGTATTTTAATTACAAAGCTATCTCCATAAGTACCTACTGGTGCTTCATAGTCGATATTATAGAACTCACTTCGGTCTGTGTTTTCTAATGGAGTAAAAGATGTAGCATTTATTTCAAAAGTTTGCCCCCCATTTACAGAATACATTTCAGCATAAGCAGTTTGCCTCTCATCTAGAAAATCTAGTAAAGAGGTATACTTACTGCTAACAGTGCAAGTGCCATCAGTTATCCAAGTTTTTGGTATTACTATGTCTTTGTTTCTGTGTGCCATTATTCTAAGTTCCTCATACCACTGTGCTCATCATCTATCTCATAACCAGCATCAATAGCTTCCTGTTCTGTAAGAGCAGTGATACCATCTAATACATCTCCTGTATCAAATGTCTGTGGCTCATCATTCCATGCAAGAACATAGGTTGGGTTGCCTGAGTTAGGAAACCAATCAAAAGCATATAAGGTTGTACGCTCATCTCTTGGGGGAGCATTCAAATCATAAATGTCTTCACTTGCTGTAATAACAGATGCTTCGTCAGGAAATGGATAATATAAATGCATTATGGATAAATTGAATAGTATGTGTTAATATCTGTAGATATAGCTGTTGCATCAGAAGACTTGTCTGCACTAAAAAATATCATCTCTTGCATTTTTACAATTGCACCGCCTCCTGATGTTGGATTACCCATAAGTGCTTCAACTTGCAGTACATTTGCCGTGCCACTTGCATCTGTTGACCCATTAATTATACTTGTGACTGTACCACTCAAGGACTTTACCTCACTTAATACGTAATCAGTTCTAATATTAGCAACCCCATCTATGCGTGGGTTTACTCCATCCTCGTAGTCAATCCTAAATCCATCGTGTGATACTTTTTTAGTGGCTGATTCAGCGTAATATGCTCGACCACCACCTGCGGCAGGTTGGTAGAATACAATAAAGTTATGCACTGCACTAATTGTAGGAGTATCTAAAAACTGATTACTTGGATTACCTAGGGTTGTATCCTGGACAACAGCAGGTTTACCATTATGTTTTTGTATTACATTATTTAATACAATATGTGGCTGACTTCCTGTGCTAAGTTGAACAGCATCATTACCATTACCACTTTGGTCATACCATTTAACTATGAGCCCATTCATTCCAGGATAACTTGTAAAAGCTGTTAATGCTGCTTCATCTAAATCACCATTAGAATCAAATCCAATATCTTGTTCAGTATTAAAAACGGATTCTCTAACCCTTATTGCTGCACCTGTGTATCCTGCTCTAAGTTTACGTAAAGAGTAAGCAGCAGCTACATTAGCACCATATAAATCTAACAATAACGTAGACGTAACTAAACTTTGACCATTAATGCTTGCAATAGCAGATGCATTGTGGTTATCCACTGATGATATATCAGTAGCTGTTACTCCATTAAGTTTGTCTATGGTAGGCATAGATTATTATTTTGGAGGGTCAGTAAAACCGTTAAACCTTTTACCTTCTTTTTTAGCTTCGGCTTTACCGTTATCCAACAGAGTTTCAATTTGCTTTGTTGTATAAGGAAAACTTTCAGAGTGAGTTGTTAAGTATTGAGTCTTGTCTGCTTCAAAAGCAGCTTTGTCTGCATATACTCTATACTCAGCTACTGCTGTACCATTCTCTAGAGTTATCTTAGCTAAGTCTAGATATGCTGTACGTAATGAAATTCCTTTAAATGTAAATGAACCTTGTAACATGTTTTTATTTTTATGATAATAATATAAAGTCTTGTGATGGATTGAAGAATACTTTGTTATTCCCTAAATAATATCCCATCACTCTTACGTATTCTCCTGCACCAGATGGTGCTGTAGAAGATAATGCACCTGAACCAGTTAAGTAAAGAGGTTCACCAATACTAGTTCCAGGGTTAGAACCCAAGTTGATAATACCTTTTATAAGAACACCTTGTGTATCATCTGTATCAAATGCAATACCTACAAATGCAGTCATTTGCGCTGCAGATGTTACATCATTTACTACAGCTAGTCTATCATCACCACCACTGTCTGCTAAATAATGCACACTTCCTATAGTTAAAGTTACACCAGTTGCGGTTGGAATATAAACATCTCCTTTATAGTTAAAAGAACTAGGTACATCTGATGTTTGATAAATTGTAGTAGTCTTGTCATCTTGCCATACAGGCTCTAAAGAAGCATTTAGTGCCAAAACTTGCCCTTCCGTACCTGGAGCAGGAAGTTCTCCTTCGTCTGTCCATACAGGCTCTAAATCAGAGTTAAGTGCAAGAACTTGTCCTGCAGTGCCAGCTGTTGCTGGTTGCTTTATAAAGTAATTGGAAAGAAATTCATACTTAGTAGAATAAGTACAACTTCCATCCCATATCCATTTTTTTGGTATTAATACTTCTTTTGCCATTTTATTTTATTTTATACTACTCTAGTATATGTAGTACTAGTTGTGTTATAATAGGTATCACCCACAACTAATCCTGCTCCAACAGCAGTAGCATTGTCTACATATGCAGGTACAAGGGCTAGTACAGCTTGTATATCAGAAAACTGAAGTACACTGTTACTATCTGTTATGAGCATTTGATTTGCTCCAGGTGATGTGTTAGGTGTGGGAAAGCTATAGACTGGTGTTGTGGTATTAGTGCTTGGTACAACTTTAGAATAGTTAAAGTTTTTAACCCCTGCATTTACTTGCAGGACTAAAGAATGTCCTATATCCGTGGTAAAATCCTCGGCAGACACCGTAGTTACTGCATTTTTGGTAGCATCCTGAGTTCTAGACAGCACATTTATGACTGCATCCTCTCTTACAGAAGTTGCACTTACAATTATACCAGCCTTTCCTGCCGTACCAAAAGTAGCAGGATTTCCTAAGTTGTTAATAGCTAAAAAGGAATATGCATCACTCTCATAGGAGGTTGTAATGTCTGTGCTATAAATAGCAGGTTGACCTGGATTTAGAAGGTTTAATGTTCCTTCTGAGTCTAGACCGACTGTTTTTATTGCAAACTGTCCTCTAGTTAAATCGTTTTCAAACTTAGAAACATATAGTACTGCACCTTCTTCATTAATTACTTTTTGGGTGCCTGGGAATGCGGTAGCATCAGTTATTGTAAAGAAGTCTCTAAGGGGAAAACCTTGAGGCAGTTTCCCATTATCATCTAACTTCTCAATAGCTATAAAACCTGCACCTCCTTTCTTATCATCACCTGTACTGATGGCGATAGAAAAGTCAGTCTCAGTGTTTCCTACAATTGTGTCTTCTGTTAAAGGTCCTCCAAGTGCAATAGTCTTTGCACCTTCTTGTCCTACTTTAAAATAAACGCCATTTTCCGCAGTATTTGCGAAATAACACGAAAGTCTCTTATACCCTACAGGAATGTTGCAATTTTGTTTAATTACTCTTTCCTTTGGTATAGAGAAGTCGTATGTGGGCGTACTCGCTGTGTACTTAGATAAACTCATTTCCCGTTATTTTGTTGTTTAATTTTTTCTGCGAGTTCACGCATTCTTTCAAAAAATTTTGATAGTCCTGGATTACTAGCCATGATAATATATTTATAAAAAAGGGGGAGGATACCCTCCCCCTTCTTAGGTTAATGAATCAGTCGATTAGACTCCTGCTACTGTGGGACATTCAGTCACTCCACCTAGAGCTTCAATGAAGTCTTGGTATGCGCACTGAGCACCTTGAGGAATCAAGAATACGTATCTGATTTCCTCAGCCATTCTGCGGCTTGCTGTTCCAGCGTAGTTGTTTCTTCTCAACTTAACTGTGAACTTGTCATATTGTAAACAAGGCTCAAGCTTAGTTTCGAATCCACTCAAGTAACCTTCAGCGTAGCTCATTCGTGGAGAAATTCCAGCGAAGTACTCAGCAGAAGCTTTCTCTTGCTTCACGTAGTTAATACCCCAGCTAGTTCCGTCAAAGTCTCTTTCGTGACGAGTTACACGGAATGGAGTAGTTACATATTGGTAACCCTCTTGAAGTACTGAAGGAGCTTCACCACCAGAAACTTGGATTTTAACTCCTTTAGGAGTGAAAGTTCCAATTTGCTCTGCAAGCATTGCTGGAGGACATAAGAAAGCGTTCTTAGCAACGAATTTGATACCACATTCGCAATCGTCTGGGAACTCTCCACCAACTCCTGTAATAGTAAGAGTGATTGTACCTGTTGAAGATGTAGAGAATGGTGCTAAAGCAATGTTAAGAGAAATAGTATCTCCTACTGCAAATCCTTCACCTCCATCAGCAAGGGCTACGGAAGTAACAGTGTTACTTGCAGCATCAAGCTCAACTTTTACAACTGCTCCTGTTCCGCTACCACTTGTAGAAACAAATGCTGCAGAAGTTCCTTGAGTTAAAGTTTCAGCTCCTGCTGCACCTCCATCAGCGGCATCTACAGAAAGTGTACCTGCTGCGATAGTGTAAGAAGTAATTTCACCTTCTGCTACAGTTCTTTCAGACCAAGCAGAAAACTCATAGTCATCTGGCATAGCTGGGAAGATTGGCTCTTCAACCTCACAACCATCACATACTGGTTCTGAAGTCAATACTCCGTCAAAACGTGCTCTACAATCTCCGATATTAGCAGCGTTAAGCGTTACACTTAAATCAGGATAGATAGCTTGTAACTCAGCTAATTTAGCATTAGCAGCAGTAGTCTTAGCCGCTGGTGTAGCGAAAGGACCACAATCCAAGTCTACATCAAGTTGAATTGTTTTTTGGTAAAGATTACAAGTTTCACCTGCAACCCAAGCAGTTGTAGCTACATAGTCAACATCGCCAACACAGATGGCATCAGCTGGTGAAACAGCAGAAGCTTCGTACTCAGCAGGAGTCAAGGCTAATGTTGCATCGTTATCTAATGATGCGATTAATTCTTCAACAGTAATTTCCACATCTAGATTCAAGATAATGATTTCTGTTCCTACAGGACCAGTTCCTCTTGTATTTGTATCTAATAGTGAAGAGTTAGCAGCAGTAACAGCAGTATCAGTTTGAAGTTGAGCAAGAACGTTACTTGTATTTACGCCTTCAGGTAATACTACTTGGTAAAGGAATCCATCCCCACTTGCAGGAAACTGAGTGAAACCTGCAGGGCATGTATCACAATCTTCAAGAATTCGAACCTCTCTTTCATCTCCAGAGGCATCAATAAGTATACTAGCAGGTGCTTGGAAAGCTGCAGGAAGACCTCCTCCTGATACTAATTGATAAACAGAAGTAATTCCTTCTCTAGAAATTCTTTCTACATCTTCGGTATATTGAGAAGCAACTGCAGCTAATGCTTCGCCAGTGCCTTCATCCTCTATTGTGAGGCTGTATTTAACAGTAGTAGCAGAAGGTACTAAGTCAGGAGTACAAGAGTAAGTACCGATAACGTCTACTAAGTCACCTACTTTGATAGATGCACCTGTTCCAGCATCAGAACCAGCACGAAGTTCGTAAGTTCTAATGTTTTCAACTAGGTCTCTTACGATAGAAGTACAAGAAGTAGTAGCACATGGATTTAAACAGTTATCACAAGCATCAGGAGAGCCTGAGAATACGCTGAATTCCATATTAGCAACTCCATCACGGAAACCGAGGTAAGAAAGTTGCTCACCGAATAATTTTAATGAAACTGTAGTAGCCTCATTTTCTTTTAGTTTGATACCAGTACCAGCTACTCCGTTGTAACCTAAAGTTACAGAAGAATATACAGGAGCTTTAGCTGTGTCAACAGTGACATCAAGAATATCATCTCTTGTGAAAGAGATTGTTGAAAAGTTCTTGTTAGTCATGTTACCAGCATCCTGTGTGCGACCTGTACCAACTTGAATTTGGAACAATTCTTTTGCTCCGTAACCGTCAAGGTTTGCTACTGCGGTTGGCCCGTTTGCAGTTTTAGAGGCCATTCTAAATAAACCAACCTGCCCATTAGCAAGTCTTAGTGACCCTGTTCCTGCAGTGGCCACTGATTGGCCTCCCAATTCTGAGAGAACCATCAAGCGTGAATACGCTGAATTGTGAGAACGTGAATTCATAATTTCGAGTTTTAGTTAAATTTAAATGTTATTAATAATCCTATCCCTTTGAATACCAAATTGATTGGCATCCCCATAGTTCCTGAAGAATGACTCTGCGCACATCGAAATTACTTTATTAACAAAAGCATCGTCACCTTCGGGGTCTATATCTGTAGAAGCGTTTCCATTTATGTCTATGTATCCCGAAATATCAATTGTTCGTGGATGACGATAATACGATAAATGTACTCGTTCTATTTCAAAGTTATCTGTAATGATGTTCAAGGCTCTTGCTCCGACATAGAAAGGAGCTTCTCTCCACTTAAGAGAGGGACCGTTGTTTGGGTCGAATATGTAGCTTTCAGAGTCAAAGTCTTTTATTTCAAAGAGACTCAATCGAATCCCTTCGCAATCGGCTGACTTTGCATAAGCATAAGCACTGGAAAGGTCTAGGTAATCATCTGGCAGTGCTACTATCGCCTTGTCATCTATCTGTGATGTTTGAGGTAGGTTGTTATTTTGAACAAGAAAAGTGTTAATCTCTCTAATCTCGTCATCATTCTTATTGTCAAGAATGTACTCTACCCGTCTTATCTGTTCTTCATTATAAAGAAGAACGAACCTGTCTTTAGAAGCAGTTATATTATTAGAACTTAAGTTCTTATTTACCTTAGTTAAAAATCTTAAGTATGCTTCTTGTATATCCATCAGTCAAGTTGAAGTTTCTCTAGGAGTTCTTCGTTTCCAACCTTAGTTAGGGTAACATAAGCTTGATTAACAGTTCTTCCTAGCTTTTCACCGTCTATATAATAGGTTCCGTCTTCTTTAATAATTTTTCTTCTTTTTACGAAATCGTTAATCCTATTCTTAATTAAGATTTCTTCGTAATCAGTTTCTTTGATTGTCTCTAGAATGTATTCTAAGTTTCTAGAGTCTGCAATCCATTTTTCTAAGAGTGAAAGCATTACACCTTTTGTTGCACTCTGACCTCTTCGTAAAGCTCCTACATACTGTAAGTATTGCTTCAACCTGTCAGAATCTTTCTTGTGTAAGTTTCCAAACCAAGTCATTACTTCTAATTTCTTTTCAGATGCTGTAGTTTGGTCCTCTGCACTCTTAGTAGTATCTACTACTGAATATAAAGACCCGTTATATCTCGGGTTACTTTGGTCACAGTGCGGAGTAAGTTGACCTCCTCTATAAGCCATGTAAAGCTTAAAGTATTGGTCCATGTCATTTGTATCAATAATCACATTGTGAGACAAATCAATACCGCAGTTATCGGAAGCTATAAAATCATTTTCGGTAGCTGTAGGATTGGTCTTGAAATAATTTTCTTTCTTTCTGTTAAACCAATCGATAAGGTCCTTTCTTTCTTTTATAACTTTCGCGGCTTCAGAGCTAGATTTTCCTGCAAACTCAACTGAGTTCTCATCAAATCCAGTATCATATCTACCTGTTTCAGGGTTACCGATGTACAAGCATCTTGCTGGTTCAGCGGTGTATGATACCATTTTATATCTATTGATATCTCTTAATCCTCCTGGAGTTGAATCGTCTACTTTTTCTACAATACGATAAACTCTACCTTTGACTATTTCAAAGCATTCTGAATACATAATTGGTTGTTTTAAGTGGTTTTTAAATGGTCTTTTTAGGAGAAAGGCGACCTGCCTCCTTGTACACCAAAGGTGCCTCCATCTTTATATTTAGGGGTAGATTTCTTTTTCTTTTTCCTTTTAGATATTTTACCCCCGTCTTTAGCTTGAACTGCTCCTCCTTTACTAGCCATTACTTTATTAGCTTCAGCAACAGCTTCTTCCTCTGAAAGTCCTTGAGCCATTAACTCTTCAACTAATCTATTGAATAGTTCTTGGGGAGACACTTCCTTAGCAGGTGAAGCAGGTTGACCCGCCCCTCTTTGGGGCATTGGTCTTCCTCCTTGTTGATACATTCTTCTATAATTCATATCAGAAGATTATAGTGCGTTTCTACGGATTCTTCTATCCAACTTTTTAGCTCGTCTATCACTGATAGGACCTTTTCGTCCCCTCTTAAGACCTTTTGAATTTAAATCAAAACGAGCACCCTGATTCCTAGGTTTAGGGGGTGTTGCTTTTTTAAGCGTTTTTTTCATCTTTTTAGGACTCTTTTGAGACTTCGCTAGTTCCTCAACACTAGGCATGATTAAGCCTTTAGGTCTATTAGTAGTTCCAAAGCCACTTCCATCTTGATAGTTACTAAAAGGAGAACGCTTTCCGCTGCCTCTATTATCTGTAATTGAGTTATCCATGATTCCAGAGCCAAT